CATCCGCAAATTCCATAAATGGGATTCTTACTTGTTTGTCAATATCAAACCCTGTGTAGAACCTTACAGTATGTCCTTTAATCTTATATGGGTTACCTTGGATTCCTTCACCAATCAACTCACACTGAAAACAAACGTTTTTACCCAAAGATTTCATTTTTTCTTCCAAATCAAGTTCACGTGCTGCTTTCCAAAATGTATTTCCTTCAGTTTCCAACAATTCAAGATTTCTAGAACAAACTCCAAACACACCATCTTTAATGTAGTATGTTGCAGATGAACCATCCAACTTTTCAGTTACGTAAAACTGGTGTTTTGATGTGAACTTCCACTCATCATATTCTTTAACCAAGTTTTGGATTCTTTCCTCATCAGTCTTACGTAGAAAAGATGGAAATTGACCTTTAACTTTACCCGCAAGTTCGGCAGGAATTGGTGGTTCGTATTTCACAATACCCAACATTTCGGTAACATCCAACCCTTCTGGTAATTCATCTGGTGTGTCGAACTGTGTTGTGGGTAAAATATGTATTGGAAGAATAAGTCCTTGGGAAACTTGACCACGAAGTTTAATTGTTTTTAAACGGAAACCTTCTTGGTTTCCCATTTTCTTATAAGATGATTTGCGTAAGAACTCAAACTCCTCACGAATTGGTAAGAATGAGTCAATCTCACAATACACAACTTTGTTACCAACTTTATGTTCAACATCTTTGGCAACCACAACTTGCCAACCATCCACAATGGCTAATTCGATTTTGTCCGCCCCTTCAATGGGACGTAATTCTGTGATTTTTCTAATCGTTGCTAATTTTCTTAGTGTTTCCATCATTATATATAAATTTTAAGGTATCACCGGCCCTAATACTATTTCTTGATGATACTGTTTTACCATTTTTAAATCTAGCAAAATAAATGTAATCTACTTGCATTGTATTAATCTCACCAGGCTTTTTAACCCATACCGAATCAACAACAATATTAACCGTATCAAAATGTGTGGACTTTGTTGATTTGTTACACGAATATACAAACAAAATAATGAAAAACAAATATATTTTTTTAAACATACTTATTAACTATTTGTTTGATTATTTCTTCATCATCAGGTGAAATGCTAAGTCTAAGGTCTGATAGATTGTTACACATTTCCACCCACTCAATATCCATCATTGACAGTTGCTGACCGGCAATATGTGAAGTACGTTTAACCCAACCATCATCCACCATCCTGTTAACCAACGCTTCTTTTTCACTTGTTGAACATTCATCCCAAAACTCATCAACTTCAACATCAACATAAGTATAAAATTCAGGCATAATATATTTTATTTAATTATTATAATCTTCTTCTGTTAAACTATCTAATACTAATTTTTCGAGTTGAGACATCTTAATTGGGTCGTGGTCAGAAACATTCAGGGTTTCAAAACCCACTTCATCTCTATTGGATTCCTTCAAAAAAAGAACGTGATATTCTTTGGATAACTCATGTGATTTAATTTGTTCCATATGTTTGGTATATGGTATACCAGCATTATTTGGAAAGCGGATGACTAATATTGGTTTTACATTCATGATACAAATTTAAATAAAAAATTTGAATTATTCAATCATCATATAGTCTAAATATTTTTTAATTGTTCTTCTAATCACATCAACTTCCAAGTTTTGAAACTTGTTATCCGATTCAATATCACTGTAAATTAATTGTGTAATATGTTTTTTACTTCCAAGTGTTCTATACTTGCCCGCAACATAAATGTTTTGAAAAGGTTTTTCAAAACCTTCAATATAGTTTGTATCAATAGGATAATTTCTTCTAAGATATATAAGTAACGAATCACTAGTATTACCTGAATATTTTAATTCTAAATCTTTTTTCTTTGATTCACATATCATGTACATAAATATAATTTATTGGTTATATTTATAAATAATGTCCACATATAAAAACACATTAACATATGAAGAATATGAAAATCTCGATAAACAAAAAGTAGAAGAGATTTTAAAGGAACTTATTAAGGAATATTTTGATGAGAATGTTCCGTTTATGGAATACATTGATTTTGATTTTGGTAATTATTGGGAAAGAATTGAAGATGATATTAAACAATATCCTACTTGGGGTCATATACCGGAATCTGTATTTTCCATTAATAGTGAGATATTTTTAAAACCGGATTGGAGATTATGGGATTCAATTCCAGGCAAGAGTTCTGAATGGCAAACTGGTTTTTACAAAACTTTTAAAGTATATACCAATTTTTTTCGTATACCGAGAATAATACCTTACATAACATTTATTGACGATTAAAGATTTTTATGTTGTTTAACAACTGTTGTAAAATCTAAAATGAAAGTTAATAATACTAATCGAATAAACATTACCATACACATATTTATTTCATATGGAAATATCAAAAGAAAAGGCATTAGATATTCTTGAATTTATAATAGATTCGGGAAAATTTGACTTGTCTGAATTTAAATCGTTAAAAAATAAAAATCATTCTGTATCTGACTTTTCCGATAAGTTTTCAAAATTATTAAAATATATTAATATGGATGATGATAATTCAGTTGATTTTATTTATCATCTAATCGATTTTAATTTGGAAAATATTGAAAATAATAGTCTGTCGTCTGAAAATATAGTAATACCTGAATTAAAAAGATTCAAATTAAATTACACAGTTGTTGTGGATAAACAAGAGTCTGAGAATTGGGAAGACAGTAGGGATGGTTATTCGGAAAAATCAATTTATTGGGACTATATGATGGGTTATTGGCACTTTAATGATGGTGACTATATTGATTCAAGTGTTATTAATTCTGAAGTTTCAGATTATTGGTTTGATTCAATGGTTCCCGAACAAGAACAATCAATTAAAGAACATGTAGAAACCAATCAACAAAAAGTTGAAAAACTTTTAAAGATGAAAAAAATAATTGAAAATAAAATAAAAGAACTATCATGAATTTAAAAAGGATAATACACGAATCATTGTTAAATGAACAAAACAAATCTTTAGTGTTAACCGAAGATGTTGATGTATCTGAAAATTTACAATACCATATTCAAGAAAATTTATCGTTAACTGAAAATGTATTTAGAGTTTATTCTAAAAAATATTTTGAATTAATTAATGAAGTTCGTCAATTACATTCTGATGGTAAGATTAAATTAAATGAAGATGACTCTGAAATAATCTTAACCGATATTGGTGAATCTGTTATTTTAGAAGATGGTACCGAAGTGTATTTAGATGCACCTTTTATCGAAGAAGTTGTAACTGATGATGATATTCAAAATTTAACGGAGGCATTACATAGAGGTAAAAAAGTTAATCTTAATAAACCATTTAGAACCCCTGGCGGTCCAAAGAAGTTTGCGGTATATGTTAAAACACCGAAAGGAACTGTTAAGAAAGTAACATTTGGTTATCCCGGATTAAGAGTTAAAAATTCAAATAAAAAAGCCGCAAAATCATTCAGAGCCCGTCACAAATGTGACCAAAAGAAAGACAGAACAAAAGCCGGCTACTGGGCGTGTTCAATAGGTAGATACGCCAAACAATTAGGTTTAAAATCATCAGCTTCTTGGTAATTTTAACATTATGATAATATTGGTTTAACACATTCCATTAATTAATTTTCTATTTATAATCAATGGAAATGAAAGACCTAATAACAATTGTGATTCCATGTAAAAATGAATCTCACAACATAAGTAATTTATTGTCAAATATTAATTCACAATATTATATTAAAGATGTAAACATATATGTTGCCGATTCAAGTGATGATGTCTCAACAAATTTACACATTTTATCACAAACAGATAAAGAAACAAAAATACATATAATTGAAGGTGGGTTACCTTCTACTGCTCGTCACAATGGAGCTCTTTTATGTAAAACACCTTATATACTTTTCTTAGATTCTGACATGGTTATCGAATCGCCAGTATTTATATCAAATATTTTAAATGAAATTATTAAACGACAGGGTTCTCTACTTACTTGTAAAGTACGAACAACCGATACGTCTTATGACAAACTTTATAAGATGTTTGATTTAATTCAAAAACTACATAAAATCACAGGACCATTTGCCTTAGGTGGTATTATGTTGTTCGAAACTAAAACCTATTTTGAACTTGGTGGTTTTAATCCTGAAGATGTTATTGCCGAAGACTATAATCTAAGTAGAAAAGTACCATCAGACAAATTCATATTATCAAATAAAATTATTAAAACATCACCAAGAAGGTTTAACAACAAGGGTGTTTATTATATGGTAAAACTAATGGTTAAAACATTTATCAACAGAAATAATAAAAATTTTTATAAAAAATCACATTCATATTGGTCATGAAATACAGAACAGTAATAATGTCTGACTTACACTTAGGTTCAAAATCTTGTAGAGCTGACGATATTTTAAAATTTTTAAACAAGTTGGAATGTAAAACACTAATACTAAATGGTGACATAATCGATGGATGGGCATTAAAAAGAGGTTCCAAATGGATTGACAAACATACCAAAGTAGTTCGTAAACTACTAAAAATGGCCGAAAAAGGAACTCAAATTATATGGATTCGAGGTAATCATGATGATTTTTTAGATGAACATTTAGGAACAATTATCGGTAATATTAGTATAACTGATGAATTAATATATCAAGGTCTTAATCAAAAATCATATTACATTGTCCACGGTGATAAGTTAGATGTTTTTTCATCAAAATTTAAGCTTATCGCCAAAATCGGGTCAATCGGATATGATTTAGCATTATGGTTAAACCGGTGGTATAACAAATATCGAGAGTGGAGAAATTTACCTTACTATTCAATTTCTAAAAAAATTAAAGATAGTGTTAAATCTGCAGTATCCTTTGTTGCTGACTTTGAAAATAATGCAATCAAATTATCCAAATCAAAAAAATGTGATTTCATTATTTGTGGTCACATACACAAGCCAACAATAATAAATGGTTATATGAATTCAGGTGATTGGTGTGAAAATTCAAGTGCGTTGGTTGAAAATGATAAAGGTGTATGGACTATTGTCTATTGTAATGTATAATTATATATATGAACAAACCATTTGAACAAGAAATATTTGACAATTACTACATTCGAGTTTTTTCCAAAGACGTTGAAGTTGATGAATTAAAATGGCATTCAGACAATGAAAACCGTAAAGTGACTATTTTGGAAGGTGATGGATGGGAATTTCAAATTGATGATGAACTACCAATTAACTTAAAGTCAGGTGATGTTATCAGAATACCAAAAGGTATTCATCACAGAATAAAAAGAGGTGTTACCGATTTAAAAATTAAAATTGAGTTTTATGACTAATAAGTTAAACTCAAACATCCCCCACTTTAAAGCTAAAATTAAAAAATCATTCTTTACAAAAGATGATGAGCATTCTGACGAATACTACGATGTAATTTGTTTCGGTATTCAATCGTTATCAGGTAAAATATTAACATTTCATGTTATGACAGATACAGGTATGATGAGAAGTCGTGTTCCCATATCTGAGATATACACTAAAGAATGTGAAACAGATATTCCATTTCATTACAAACAATTATGGGATTGTTTTTCGGACAATGTGTCAATTATTAAATACGATTTTTTAGAATACCATAGAGCCCAAATACTTTTACGTGATGGGTCCAAGGTTTGGGGTGAATACATGTTTACAGTTGACTGGTTTAATAACCCATATAGTGATGAACCGACAGATTATAAATGTGGTCATGTCTTTTCATCTGACGATGGTTATTTGTTGTGCATGCCAAACAATAGAATATTTTGGAAAGATTCAAATTGGGTGACCAAAAAATTACCAATAGACTTAAAACAATTTAAAGTCGATACTAATTTACCGTCTGTTGAAAACGTTTCGGATAGGTGGGTCAGCGAAGACACGGATAGTTTCTATTACGATATTACTGAAGAGTAATTTATTTATCAATTTCTTCGATAAATAAATATGGAAATTCTTCTTTAACTTCATGTAACGGTAATTGAATTGTTTTTTCATACAATGATAAACTATCAGTTAAATACTTAAAAAAGGAAAAAGTTTGAGAATTTTTCACGGTTTTTGCAAACGTTGCTAAGGTATCGTTATCTTTTTTTTGAATATTAATATTCGTTATTATTTCAGCCTTATCCCAAACTAAAAATATGTCATATCCAAAAACAGTTCCAATGTAATTCAACTTATTAGTTTGTTTAACTTCACAACAATCATGGAAAATTATTGTATCGTCACCGTGTTGTCGGGTCACGGTTATGAAATAAAATTCTTTTATAAAATCCAAACAAATTTCAGTTTCGGTCATAATCAAAATATATTAAAAAAGGGTGAATTTCTCCACCCTTTTTGGGGTTGAACCGGTTAGGGTTTCAACGTTCCACCACTTATTTTTAAGATAAAATAAGAAACTTAATGAGGTATGGTATTAACAATTTCAATCAAATGTTCTTTATCTACCCATTCAATAACATCACCATTTGCCGAAGGAATAACTTTCTTAGTTACAAAATTATTATTCTTATCAAAAACTGATATTTGGAATGTCGTTTCAAAATCACCACATAAACCTTGATGTCCACCTGTAATCGATACAGTGTACAATCCAAGTTTCAATAAAGTTTGTTTACCACCCAAGGGAGATTGAGTAATAGCATTATTGATTATGTCTTCAAAAGTTATTTCCATTATACTGAATTATACTATATTTTTTTTACAAAGTAAAATATTTATCAATAATGAATCAACAAAGAAAAATTAAAAAAAATCTGTCATTATATAGACTAATTGAAAATGAAGAATCGTCGGTTCCAAACACATTAACAGATAAGGAAGTCTTTATTGTTACTTACCTTTTGGAAGATGTTGATAGAAGTGTTCTTTATTCCGCAGAACGTTATTGGGACGAATTGAAGCCCTATGACATGAAAAAAATTATTGATACTATTTTTACACCAATATTACCATACGTTAATAAAAAAAATTTAAAAGGTGATTTGAGATTATATCAATATATTTTTTGTGCTTTGGAAAATGATACTTCAGTAACTACTGATACACCAATACGAAGAATGAAAAACTATAACTATAAAATATGGGAAATTAGAAGACAAATAGAATATGTTGATTGGAGAACCGAAATACCTGGTTTTAGCCTTGATGAAGTTAGGAATAAGTCGGAGTTAATTCAGGAATCATTATGGGACTGGAACCCTGAAAGTAACGATTCTGATTATGGTGATAGTGAGTTTTTAGGTCTTGAAGATGAAGAAATTAGGGATTCGATATATGAAAAATTTTTAGTTATTGACTAACATTTCAGTTTTTGTCATCGCATATTCAGCTAATGTCATCCCGTTTATTTTAGATACAATTACACTTTCAACCAATACTGAATAAGGAATATGTATGAACATTTCCTGAGCATCATATGTTGTCAAATCAGTTTTTAATGCAAGTGCTCCTTGAACCATCTTACAAAAGATTCTGAATTGCGTTTGGTCATTAAAAGATGGTATTGTCAATTCACCGAACTTTGGGTGGTAGAAACTTAATTGATACTTATTCATACCACAAATATAAAATAAAAACTTTATAAAAACAAAAAACCCCAAGATTTTTTTTTCTTGAGGTTCAGATTGAAGGTCACTACCCTTCTTGACTTTTGGCTGAAACGCTGAGACTATACGTTTTATTGACCTGTCTTTTGTAGAGATTATACCCGACTAAGGTTTCCTCTCGTGTCCACAAATGTTGCCATCTGTATCAAGTCATCACCGATTGTTTACGTCAATCACTCGTTTCGGTTAACCCTACTCAACTATTACTTATCTCTATGGAATCTTGCGGACTCCCTAAACCCGTGCCCAGGTACTAGGACTTTCTTAGTCAAAACTGAAGGACTTGGGGTCCTGTCAATTTCCTCGTTAGCTTTGGCTCAAGGAATTAGGTGACTTTCAGTTTAACCGCTCAGAGACTTATCCTTTTATTAGTTTCTTTTCTTCAACGTAAGAATCCAACATTGTGAGTCTATGAAGGTTGAGCTCTGAGGTGGCTAGCTTCTCTTTTGAAGAAGGAAATACCACTCAACCTTCTGTAATCCGCCAAGACTACGATTTATCTTGATATCGTTGAGTCGCCTCTTGGATACCTATGATAAACTGGTACCTAGCCCTACATCAGATTGGCGTCTGAGTCGAACCATCACCTTTACCTATTCCTATTGGTGTCTCCACCTCAATCCTGATACTCACGTAATCAGGATGGATACCCCCTCTCAGCTGTTGCCCATGAGGATTTACCCGTAGGTAATTTGTTTAGTTGTGAGCCACTTTCGTGACACCGAAGTATTCGGTCGTTGAAACCTTTTCTCCTTATAGTCCCGTTACCGGGGTTATCTTAATCGACGCTAAACCGCCGAATTATGTCTGTTATCAACTGATTGTAATAAGTGGAGGGGTCCATTTATTTCCCATCAGTTGGACATACCAATAATTAAAAGAACGTTTTTCAAAAGAAGGAAACCACGATTTTACGACAACGTCAACCTTTCTCCTGAATTGTTTTACAAAGTTAAGTAAGTTATTTGATTTTGTCAAGTACTTTCTAAAACTTTTTTTTAATAAATCTTTGTGATTGTGATAAATAAATACAACTATTTTTTAAAAAAGTCAAACATTATAATAAAATTTCTAAAACTTTTTTTAAATCTTTAGATATTTCAGGTAAATCGGTTAACTTAAAATACTGACATTCTGTATGCTCATTTCCATCTTTGGCGTTTTTCAAGTCAGGATATATTTCACTATCACTCTTTAATTGATATAAATGAACCTTACCACTTACCCCATATATAATGGAAATAAATGATAAATCATTTGTTGTGATTTTAATATCTGTTTCTTCAAAAAATTCTCTAACCGCAGCGTCAATTGGTTCTTCACCGTTCTCAATTTTACCCGAAGGAAATGACCACATATTAGGTAATACCCTTCTGTCGGGTGCTCGTTTACAAAGTAAACATTTATTATTTGATTTAACAATTACACCTGAATATTCTTTCATATAATATAATATATTTATTTAAGTATATGAAAGTTATTATAAATGACAATGTTTTCAAGGTTAAAGTTTGTATGACCCCTGAAACTATTTCAAAAGGCATGATGGGCCAAAAATTTAACAATGATTTTAATGGTATGTTATTTATGATGCCAAATGATGGTTATCAATCTTTTTGGATGAAAAACTGTTTAATACCGTTAGACATTATTTTCATTGACTCAGATAAAAAAATAACGTCGATTCAAAAGAATTGTGAACCGTGTAAAAAAATTGAATGTCCAACTTATGAAGGTACTGGTCAATATGTTTTGGAACTAGAAGGTGGAACTTGTGATATTTGTGAAATAGAGCCAGGTCAAAAAATTAAAATTACCCTTTGATTTCTTTTTTCAACTCATCAACAATTTTACTTTGAATGTTCTTAGTTAGTTTTACATAAGGTGTTTCATCACCATCATCTCTTCGGTATCCACCACCTGATGGTTTTCTTTTAGCTCTACCGTAGTAATTTAATCCTGAAATATTAGTTATACATTTATGACCCCCCGAATTTGCCTTAACAATATTCCATAAAGGTAACCCAAAGTTATCTAATATTTGTAATTCATTTTCACTTAAATTATTGTATGGTGTATCTAAAATATCTTTTAATTTTTCCCATCCTTCCATATTTTCTAATTTAGAATAAACTTCAGGATAAAATGCTTCCAAATCAGTAGATGTGAACCCAACTGAATCATCAATAGTTGATGTTTCACTTACCCATTTTAAAGTTGTTATTGGTATAATTTTTTCTTCAAACCAACCACGGGCAGTTTCAAGTAATTTATCGGCAATACTACCCAAATTTACACCGGGTAATGGCCTATCTTTTTTATATGGATTACAAGATGCTTGTACTAACCCCATTGGCCACGCAATAACCAAAAAATTAGCATCAGGATAAATTTCAAATGGTGTATATCTATCATATGAACCCGGTTTGAACATACTACCTCCCCCATATTGAATAATAATCCCATCTTCATATTTTATATTAGGGCTTTTTCTTTGTGATTCAATATACTCTTCTTGATTTTTTGTCATTTGTTCAGGAGTTGCGAATCCTGATTTCTTGGCATATGTCTTAATATTATTTAGAATACTTAACAAAGATGGTTCTGAGTTCATCACCAAATATTCTAAAAATCCTGGTTTGTTTTTATAAGCTAGTAATAATTTATTAGCGACTAATCCCATGGCCATTTTATTTTTAGAAAGACCTGCCTCTTTATCCATTCTAAATAGATAATTCATCACGTCTTTTGGTGTTAAACCTTTTTCCTTGTATTTTGCAGCATCGACAGTTGAAATAATATCGATGTCCGTATTTGTGAATATTTCTCTTGGTGAAACTATTTGTGATATCGTTTTAACATTTGATGGAGACTCCGCAAATGATGTTGATGATGTGTCACTAGCACCAACTTGTTTGTCGTGATGGTCTGTGTGGATTTTAAACATTGGCTTTCCATGTGCAAAATCTACAAGAACTGGCATAACATCACCTTCCGCATCCATCTTTTTAATTGCGAATTCTCTATCACCATATTGAATGACTTCAGTGTCCACAACTTGTATTCCATTACGTTCCAAATACTTTTTCATGGCCAAAGCGGTTGTAACACCATCCAAATCTTGGTGGAAATAAATTTTTGCTTTAGGATATCTTTTAGTTAGTTCCTTGATATCCCTAATACCCGATTCTCTAATTATTGTTTTACCCATTAGTCGTCAAATCCAAAAAAATCTGATATTCCCATAACTATTTTATCCATGATGTCACCATGTTCTTTTTGGCAAATTTTCAAAGTTGCTTTGTCTTTTGTCGGCATTTTACTACTCGTATCATACCCCCACACACCGTCTTGTTCTACACCAATACTACCCTGATATGTATATATAGCTTGAGCTGTTTTTGAATTTGGATATCTTCCGATGCTACCATCAACAACTAAAGATTTACCTGAATCATCTTTAATACCTTTTTTATTTAAAAAACATTGTATAGCTTTTTTGGCGTTCATTTCTTCGGCCTGTTCTTTTAATATATTTCTTTCTTTGATAACTTTTTTAACAATTCTGTGTAAATCAGATTCGGTTAATTTTATAACTTTTTTCTTTTTCATTTTATTTTCCTTTAACGTTAATAAATATTTTACTTTATTAAAAACTGCCATCATTTCATCACGGATGTTTAACAAATCAGTATCTTTAACATCGTCAAGAATATCATCAAATGATATCAAATAATCGACAACACCTGTCGCCCACTCATTAATATCAACATCTTCATAATCAAACATTTCTAATTTTTGATTTTTAGTTGATGGTCTTCCATATTTACCCATTGTAACTTCAACAAAATCATCAATCAAATCTTCTAAATCATCGAACGCATCTCCTAATGCCTCATGTTGAGCCAATGATTTAGTTTGCCAATGAAAATATTTTACTTGATTAAATAGTTCTTGTAATCCAGCGACTACTTCTGATACATTATTCATAATGATAAATATGAGTAAGGCATAAAAAAAGGTTAGAATTTTCTAACCTCTTTTAATTCAAGTTCTATTTGTGATAATTTTGCCCGATAATTGGATATTCGTTGATTTGCTGTATTAGTATAGTCTTCACTTAATTCAATACCAATCCATTTCCGACCTAAAAATTCTGCCGAAAGTGCCGTGGTCCCCGAACCCATGAATGGGTCCATTACGATATCTTCTTTGAATGATAATATTTTAATCGCCTTGGTTGGTATATCCATTGAAAATGTCGCCTTGGTTAATGGTCTTGAATCATTTAGATACTTCCACTGACCAAATACCAACTCCATAAATTCTTTCTTGTCATTATCATCATAAATCGTTTTATTTCTAAAAAATGCAGGATTATCCTTATCCGCAACTTGACCCGATTCACCAACCCATTGAGGTGTACCTTTATTTATTTTTTTTGGTTGTTCTTTATAAGCAATTAAAATACACTCTTTCGGATTATAAATATAAGGTTGACTAGGACTCATCCAACTTCCCCACGCAGTTGTTTTACTCCTATGCGGACTATCTTCTTCAAGGTCAACAATCCCAAACCATTTATAACCAATTTTTTTCATAATGTTCCATATTTCTGAAACAATAAAAACTCTACCACCTCTATCTTTAAGATTAATTTCATATGGAATATTAAGTGCAATTCTACCATCAGATTTCAGAACTCTAAAAGCAGATGTAAGCCATTCTTCACTGAATTTTAAATATTCATCAATATACATTTCATCATCATGTACGTCATATTTAATACCTACACCGTAAGGACAACTGGTTACAATTAAATCAATACATCTTTCTTCCATCTCATTCATTACCGTCCGGCAATCACCATTAATTATTGTATTTGTAATACTCTCTAAATTTCTCATATTTTTCTTTTTTTCTTTCTAAATAAATTGTTGCGTTTTTATAAATGTAATTATAAAATTTGAGATTTCCTAATTTATCTTGTATATGTAGTGAAATATTAGAATAACACTTAATATCAATATCATTTTCTTTTAATATTTCAATTATTTGGTTTCTAAATTTTTCCGAAACACATAGTAAAGAAGTATGAGGTCTCAATGTTTTTAAATCGAATGAAAAACATCCATCACCATCAAAAAATCCTCTAATGAAATGATTCATATATTCTTTATCAATATTAGGAAATTCTATTGTAAATGTTTTCCTTGAGTGTATACCTTGTTGTTTGATTGAATTGACCAAACTATTAGAATATATGGCCAAATAACACATATGGGATTCTGAAAACCCTGATTTATACTTAACTTTATTAAAAGATTCCTTGATTTTATGATTAGAACCTATAGAATTTCTGAATTTTTTCAAATGTTCTATGTCTTTTATTGATAGTTTCATTTCTAATGAATTACCACTCTTTCTTTCTCTTATATAACCATCGGCATATAAAAATCCAAGCCAATAAGAACTTTCTTGATTATCAATTATGTTAAAATAATTATTGTTTACAACGTGTCTTCTATTTGTTAAATTAAATCCATTTGATTTAAGAACCCGTATAATGGGTGTTATTGACACATTAAAATATTTCGCAACTTTATGAATACTTTTCAATTCATTATATTGACTTATAACATCACACTCATTTAATAATAACTTCCCCATACTAATAAATATTGTTTAAATTGTGTATGTTGAGTTATTTTTCATGTTTCTACCATATTTTACTTTTCTTTTAGTTTTTCATTAAAAATCAGGATTTGTGATTCGTAAATCATAGTCAGTAAATTCCGCAAAGTCTAATTCATCAGCATTGATTCTTCTATCCATATTGTCACCCGGCATATTCCTAATTGATAATCTTTCTTTTCTTGTGTCTTTATCAATATCGACATAAATAATAAAAGAATTTTTCCTATCTTCAGATTTAATTCGTGAAACGCCCGAAGGTGTCATTACAAATAAATCATCGGTATGAAATTGACTAACAGATGTACCATAAACCCAACCATTAAACATAACATGTTCATAGAAAAAACCAGAATTAATTAGATTTTCCGCATCATCATTAGTGATAAAGTTATAATCTTTACCATTAATTTCCCCATCTCTTGGAGGTCTCGTCGTATATGTCACAGCATATTTGAACCCACGTGATTCAAATATCTTCCTCAGGTGGTCTTTACCTGACGCCGCTTTCCCAACAATTATTGTTCGTTTATGATTTGACTTCATATTTTTATTGATTTTTAATTACATAATAATCTTTACCGATTTGTCGGTTATACTCAATAACAATTCCATTTTTTTCCATATCTTTTAATAGATATTTCGCATCTTCAGGTGTTATTTTTAGTAAGTGTGAAACAAAATTAATATGTAATGGATTTTTTAATTGAACCATTAACTTTTTTTCCTGACTAGGTGTTAATGTAACCATTACTTTTTTACAGGTTTAATTCTTGAATCTTTTTTCCATAATTCTTTGGGTACATATTCCCAACCTAAAAAAGATTGTCTAATTAGTTTATCAGCTTCTTTATCTTGCATTCTTTTAATCTCACCTGTTTTACTATTTTTTAATGTTTTCATATTATTAATTTTAATTTTTTATTTTTCATATGATGAAAATCGATTTACCGCAATATCAAAATCATCCTTTTCTTTCTCAATACCTAAAAATTTTCTACCACTTTTTAAACAAGCAACACCAGTTGTTCCTGAACCCATTGTATTGTCTAACACAACATCGCCAATATCGGTATAGGTTTTAATCAACCATTCTAACATGTCTATTGATTTTTCAGTCCTATGTAACGCTTTACTTGGGTGCGTTTTTTGAAACGATATAATACTTTTAGGGTACTTTTGGGTCGACCCGGCTCTGTTGTCGTCAGTTATTTGAAATTCACCGTAATTCTGATTCTTAGGTTTTTTATTTTTAAATGACTTTCCCTTGGAATGTAATGGTTTTCCTTCAGTGTATTGTGGATTATATTTCGGTAATTTCTTATAAAAAACCGCAATGTTTTCATGTACTCTTAATGGCATTCTATTCGCATTTAAAAACCCTGAAATTAATTGTTTGTCCCAAACTAAATCATATCTAAATATCTTTCTGTTGGAATTCACTAAGTCAATAAAAAATAAGCCCTGACCGAATAAAACTATCGCACCATTATCTTTAATAACCCTTTCATATTCTTTCCAAAGTTTGTCAAATGGTAATGTAATATCTTTATCGTTTTGAGTTATTCCATATGGTAAGTCGCAACAAATCATATCAATACTTTTATCAGGAATATGTGGGAATACATCAAAACAATCCGCCCAAAATAATGTACTATTTTCTACTTTGTGAATATGATTCGTAGAATTTAAATTCTCAGTCCATTCGAAATTGGTATTTTCTATTTTCATGTCATGAATTTTAAACATTTTTTGAATCTTTATCAATGTTCTTTTCCAACAATTTTATAATATCTTCCTTGTCGTAACCTTTTTTAAAATTATGAATAAAATTCCTTGACCATTTATCTTCGATTATTAGAACGTCAGCACTGAATAATTTTGAAACATCTTGACTTTGAATTATTGTCTGTTTATTGATGTATCTCTTATTAAACCCCATTATTTCAAGTAACTTAAGACTTTATCTTTAATTCCTGATTGCTTAATCCCTTCTAAGGGATATTGAGTCCAAACAAAATTACTTAAACCCCAATCACTCTTTTTTGAACCGAAAAAAGAGTGGTATTCCAAACCCATATTTAAATCATCAATAGCAACCCATTGTGTTACCGAAGGATTATCTCTTAACCAACGTGTAATCTCAAAATATCGTTCTTGTTCTCTACTTACATTTCTATACCAATTAAAATTATCGTGATTAGGTAAAAATCCTTCTTCCAACCACTTTGTGTAATGAAACTCTTCGGTTACTCCGTATGGTTTTTTAATTATACCTTGTGATAGGTAATATTCACCAAGCTCTTCAATATTTGCATATAATCTCCAATCGGAACTAACAACAATTTCCGCATCTGTTTCTTCTAAGATTTCATTCAATATTTTAATCGCCTTTTTGTCAAAATTATCAAATCTATATTCCACAGGCATTTCAGAAACTGTCGTTGACAATTTATTATGTTCCCATTTTTTTTGTTTCTTAAGTCGAGAACCCCAATTATTTGATAGACATATCACACCATCATTATCAAGAAAAATAACTTTCATTTTACAAAAATACGAAAATTATTTTTTATCTTCAAGTATCATTTTCCAATAAAGTTTTCGTAGTTTCTCACCAAGTTCATAATTATTATGTGTGTTTTCAACTAATTTTTTAATTTCTTCTACAATTTTTTGGTTATTCATATATTGTATTTTGTTTTAATGTTTGTTGTACAAATGAATTTATTTTTCTTTTAACAATTGGTAATATCGTTTCTTCCAAAGGAATAAAATCACTAATACTATTTTTAACTTTTAAAACAAAAATTGGGTGATTAGGTTTTTTCTTCTCATATGGGTCATTAGATATTAGCTCAGGAATATTAATAGAATCTTTAGTTATTTTAATTTTCTTCAGTACCAATTTTTTTTCTTTTCTATTTCTTTTGAATTTTTTTAGTTCATATCGATATAAATAATTTTGATTATTATAATCAAAAAATACAAACCCTCTACCTCTTTTCAGCTCATCCTCATTTTCAAGTAGTGCCAACCATAAAGATTCATAAATCGCAGACCATATCGATTTGGCAATTAAAAAATAGTCTCTAAATTTTTCTTCACCGTACTTTGCAATTCTCTTATATTCAGTATAATCTTGTGGTAACATTTCTGGTATGTCAAAATATTCCAAATCTGAAATTAAAACTTCATCGTCAATATCTTCTAAATCGTATTTTAGTTTAATATATTTGTCTTTTGAAGAAAGTGTTGAAAAACTTGCATAGTTTATCGAAATGTCTCTAAAGTGTGGGTATAACTTGAATTTGTCTAAATCTTCTGCCGCCCTTTTAAAATATGCCAACATTTTATACTCATGGTATTCAAAATCCATAGGCTCATCAACCATCCAATCTGTTCTCATACCATCAATATAAACATTTATTACACAACATAAATGTTAATTTGTTCTAACAATATAATAATCGGTTTCACCTATCTTCTCAACATCATATGACCCATCATACGAGTTTAACGACACACCATATCCGTCAGAATCAACGACCCCATCTATAAGTTTATCTAAATTAACCATATTATTATTTTCTACCCATACCATATAATCAATACCAACATATTCCGCAACAAAAATTTTTGAATTTTCAGTATAAAATTTAACCTTATCGTCAATTATTCTATTTATCTCAGAATCGTCATATTCACCATCAGGATAATCTTTAATTTCTTGAATTTCAGACTCAATTTCACTCAATCTTTCTTCAAGTTCATTAATTTTTTCATCAATTTCTTCTTCCAAATCTTCAGAATCATCATCTAAATCATTCTTTTCTTCTTGTAAATTTCCTATTAGTTGGTGGATATTTCTTTCTTCTTCTTGTAATTTTAGAATTTCTTTTTCTTGATTTCGACTTAACTCTTTATCTTCATCCTTAAGATAAACTTCGGGATTTTCTCTGATATCATAATCAAAGAATTCTCTAATGTAACTTTCAATGTCACTTTTATCAACATAATTAAGAACAAATGATTGATTAAACCCTTCCAATCCAACATCATCTAAAAGATTTCTAACCGCTTCTTTTGAAGCATCATCGGCATCAGACTCGGTACCAACCGCATATTCCGCGCCACCGTGTTGAAAAACAGTTAAACCATAATGAGTATAATCACCAGGTATTATTTCATATATGTCTTGTTTGGACTCAAGGGCTTCTATTTCTACTCCTAACTCTGAAATTCGATTAACAATATCTGTTAGTTCTTCAGGATTTTCAGCATTATTGTAAATTGTTTCCAATTCTTCCAATTCGTTTCTGAAGTTTTCCAATTGTAATTTTTCTTCTTCGGTTATAGGTTCAATTTCATTTTGACCTATTAAATATTGAAATAATGCATTCGCCTTTTCCGCCTCATCACAATCACCACAATCTTCTAAATTCCATTCATCGGAATCTCTTCTTTCTTGTTGTTCCGCCCTAATTCTTGCCAATCTTGTTGCTTCTCTTTGTCTGTTTAATCTTTGTCTTTCAAGTTCAGCGGCATTTTTATCAGACCAAATCTTAATTTGTTCGGCATATGTTGAATTCAAATAAGACATAACTCTTGATAATATTTTTTCAAGTTTTTCTGTCCCAAACATCCAACCTGTCTTGAAAGAATCATCTACAGCATTGAAGTATGTTCTGTCCCCATCATATTTTTGTAACAATGCAACTTTATATGTTGGGTCAGATGTTGATTTTGTTTTGTCAATGAAATAAAATAACTTTCCATCTTCATTGTACTTGTCAAAATAAGAACCTGATGATGTTGTACACCATTTTGTACCTGCACCAAACTGACAAGACGCTTTATATGTTTTTGGCACAACAACTATCATTTTATCATCTTCATAAACAACATCAGCATCATCTATTGTTTTAATTTCCCGTCTTACCTTATTATCATATTCTTTTAACGCATTTTTAAGCTCAGATAATGTTTTATATTGATTAATATCTTTTTGAGGTAAATTAGAACCAATTGTTGAAAATTTGGTCAATAAATTAAATACAATACTCAAATCGTCTTCAAAATTTCTTGGATTAATAACATTACCCATAAAATCCAAATACTTGTTATTACCAACTAGAGCTTCTGACTTGTCAACAATCTTATTAAGTTGTTCTTCTGAAAACTTTTTTGAAAATTTCTGTATAAAATTTTCTTTTCTACCTTCTAATATTAAATTTACTAATGACATTATTTTTATATTTTAATTATAAATATTCAACACATAACAATATAAAAATTATATTGAATATTTATAATATATAAACCATTTAATTATTTTAAATTATGAGCGGATGCGGATGTAAAGGTACAAAACCAACACAACCAACACAACCAACAACACAAACAACAAACGAAGCGGTTTCAAAGGCGGTGAAAAAAACCGTTGAGAAGTATTATCAGAATGTTAAAAAATAAAACTTTGTTGGTGGTATCAAAAGGGAAGTAAATTCTTCCCTTTTTTTATATTTATAAAAATATGGATTTAGAACAAATTATATATGATAATGATAGTAGTGAATTATTAGACGTTATTAAAAAGTATTTCAATAATGACGGTGAATTCTTTTTTCAACATTTGATGGATGAAAATCTAATTCCTTCAGATAAAGTCAGTCAAGCATTATTTGATGTTTTTCCAAATGAGTACATTTATTATTTAATTAAACAAAAAAAATATGAAATTGTTAAACAGTTTTTCGCATCTAACGTTAGTGATATTGAATATAAAGATGGTCGATATTATTTAGAGATTGTTGATGTGTCTGAATTACACAAATTATTTCACAAAGATAATAAAGATTTTGTTGAAGAAGTGTTAAAAGATGATTATTACTATGATAGTTATCATCATGATAAATACTCAATTTACGATTTATTAGGTGATTTAAACGATAAAAATAAATCAAAATTGATTGAGCTAATTAAAGAATCCTCACTTAATCGTAACATACAATTTGACGGGATTTCAGCGTTAATTGAATCTTTTATAGATTCTGATGGTTCCGATGATTCTTCATTTATATTAACAGGAGAAAGATTAAACGAAATCATAAGTAATGATGAGTTATCAGGTTTAATTGAAAATAGTCCTGATTTAATTGATTGGTACTCCACATTAAATAGTTCGTATAATCAAGCCTATGATTATGCAATGACTGATGAAATACATGAAAAAATATATGGAGCTCTTAAAGATTTTTTTCACATACCAAAAGGTGAAAATTTGGGTACATATACAACCAAAAAAGTTTACAATTACAAAAATGAAGTAAGAGATGTCGAAGTTTTATTAATCGATATTACAGATTTATTAATATCGTACATTAAAGAATCAGTTATGCTTGAACTTAATAATTGGTATGATACCGAATTGATTATGGGATATCATGGTTCCTTGTCCGATTTCTTATACGATTACTTTAGTATTTCAAGGATGAATTTGGATTATGTATATCCTGATAATTCAGCAGTAGTAGAATATTACAACCAAATTTTTAGTGATAATAATTAATATTTAACTATTCAAATAAGTTTATTACATTTAGTACATGTCAAATGAAAATTTACAGTACAATGCTTATTATGGTAATAATTTATGTAATTTATTAGCAAACTCAATTGTTGAAAACATAAAATCTTCGGACCCAAAATTATATATCAATATTTCAGTAACCAACGTGAATAGTTTTTTCATGGTATGTGGTGAAACAGAATACAAGGAACAAATTAATTTCACATCACTTTTTACTGATGTGATGGATTTAATACCGAAACCAATGCAAACTATGGTTAAAGTTTTTGATTTGGTTGTCTATGGTGTTGAAAGAAAAAAAGAAACTATCTTATATAAAGAAACATTTTCAAAATACAGTAAGAATCTTAAAGAAAATTATAATGATATTAAACTACTTGATAGTTTATCACATAGTGGTTTGTTTTGTAATTTACAACACTTTGACAAAAAAACCTTTATTCAGATTATTTCTAATGATAATGGTGTTGATAATCCAAATGGATTTGAATCCATGGATTTAACAAACAAGGTTTTTAAATCTGAAGACATTTATGGAAAAGACTTATATAGTGTTAAATATATTTACATGTTATTTAGGTATATCGCATACACATTATTTGAGTCCAATCTTTGTAAAAATGTTGAATTGTTAATTAACACTAATGCCAGTATCCACGACATATCACATGAAACAATTGGTTTTTCAGTTAATTCTGATTCTTTAATTACCAATAAGGAATGGGTTGAAAGTTTAATATTGGATATATTCACATTTGAACCTGAAAAGGTTATTCAAGAACTAAACTTGGATACTTATGATTTTTCAAAAGAAATAATATTAAAAGAAGATACATATCCTTGGATGTTACGTGATAAATTGAAAGATATTGTGTTGGTTTAAACTCTTTTGGAGTACCCCACCACTTGATAAAAATCTTTCTTACCTTCGCAATAATCTCGAACCAATTCTAACAAGGTTTTAAACATGAAAGCACCTGTTGTTTGTTTCTCATTAATTGAAAACAACTCAATAAATGCTGTTAGCGTTTCTAATGAATAGTATCCGTGTCCCTGTAATGTTTGATACTTAGTTGACATCTTAGTTGGATACTTTAAAACATACGATAATCTTTCATCTAAGGACTTAAAAGGTGATAAGTTATCGTAGATATCAATAAGTCCATTTACGAACCGTAGAGTGTCTGTTTTGTTGACATCCGCCTTAACCAATAAATCAACTATCCAATGAGTATGACTAGGTGTACGTAATCGTTTACCTTCCTCTTTATACTTAAGAATGAAATCAAGTTCAGGATTTTCACCACGGAAGCCCTGATAAATAGCAATTTCAGTTACAGAATCTATTTTCCAATATTTGATTGGTGTATAATTAATCCCTTTCTTGGTGTAGTTTAGATGTTTCATTCTATTTAATTAAGTATTTTTTCTACCAAATCCATATATTTTTCATCAATTTCAATACCAATAAAATCTCTTTCCAATTTTTTTGAGACTAAAGCTGAAGTACCTGACCCTAAAAAAGGGTCTAAAACTAAATCGTTTTTTTCCGTTGTTAGTAAGATACAATTTTCAACTAATTTTTGTGGAAATGGCGCAGGATGATTACTATTTCTATCAGGGTTTATAGTCCAAACTTCGGATTGGTACTCTTTAGAAATATTTTCTTTAAAAACTTTTGGTTTTGATTTAGTCAACCAATAAATGTGTTCAGTACATGGTAATAAAACATCTTTCCTAATATTTGGACTAGATAATCGATTCCAAATAATTAACTGATAAACATCTAACTCAGATTTACTGATAAAATCAGTAGGTAAATATAACTTATTTTTGTGTCTTCTAGCCTTATGATTAAAAAAAATTGACCCATCAGGTTTTATAATTCTTTTCATTTCGTTCAGAACATCAATCATCCATTTATGATAGTCTTCCTCAGATAAATCGTCTCCGTAAGAATCGTAATCAATATTGAACTTTTTCCATACTTGGTTACCAGGTTTAACTTTACCAATTAATCCTTTTTTATTGTACGGTGGAGATGTAACAATACATGAAATAGTATCTGAAGGTATACCCCTCATCACATCCAAACAATCACCTAATCGTAAATCAATCATAATTAAAATATAATCAAGTTTATTAAAATATCAATTGATGAACAGTTGATAAATTTTTTCAAAGTTGTGGTGAAATTGCAATCCACCCTGATGATATTGAAGATGTCCGAAAGGAAGTTGAATGGTTGTTCCCCCATTTTTGGTTCCCTTGATAACCTTTTGACCACAACAATTGGAGATGATTTCTTCAATTTCAAATTTTTGGTCAATGAAATTCTCACCAAGTGAATTCTTGTACCAAAGAACTGACGCCCAATCTTCAGGATTTTTAGCCCATCCTCGTTTGAAAACAATTTCCGCAATTCGGCAAATGTTATCTTCCATCCAAGAAATGAATTCATTCAAAGAATCCAAATCGTATTTCTCCAAAGTCTCAATTGTCAATGTTTTTCTCCTGAGTTCAGTTCTTCTAACTTTGGGATTTGGGTGAATATAATCATTGGAGTGAAGAATTTCATCAATAGAGTCATAACCACCAAACAAAAGAAAGAAAACTTTTTTAACATTTTCAGGAATCTCACCATAAATGGATTCGTAACCTTCAATCCATCTGTTAACTTTATTCATATGAACTTGACCACCAAGTGATTTTTTCAAGCTAAGGTTGTATGGTCCATAAATGTCTGATTTTGGAGGAGTTTTGTCGTCAAAAACTGATTCAACTTTTTTCTTAGAAATTGAGAACCCAAAACCAAGTTCATTACAAATAAACTCCTCATTCAAGTGACCTGTTTTTTTAGCCTTTAACCAACTTTTACTTCTTTTTGATTTCATAGTGATACTAAGATAAGAATAAATATTTACATTAAAAAGAAACCCCCAACTTTTGGTTGGAGGTCGGACATAGGATACTACCCTATGTGGGGTACAATATTTTATTTCAAGAATTCTTTAATCAAAATAATCGCTTCTTCCAAATCATTAAAGTCCCTGTCAGGGGCAATTGCAAAATGCCGGTTAACTTTATTATTATCAATGTCAACACATAAAAATGCTGGAACGAATTCGTTATCATCTACTAACTTAACAAATTCATCATATTCATCTTTATATTCATCAATATCTTTAACTTCATAATCAATATTTTCAGAATCCAACATTGATTTCATATCCTGACAATGTGGACATCCTTCCATTGAAAATAGATAAACCTTAATCATTCATTAACATATTTGTCATTTCTTTTATTTGACTTTCATTCAGTAACCCTGTTTTAGTCATGATTTCAACCCCCTCATTAAACACTTTAATTGTTGGTATCGATTTAATACCTAATGATAATACGAAATCTCGATTGTTATCGATATCCATTGTATATAGTTGAATTTCAGAGTTATCATCTCTAAAATCTTTGGCGATTTTTTCAAATGTCGGTTTCATAATTCGGCATGGTCCACACCATAATCCATGAAAGTCTACAATTAATTTTTCACCATTTTTAATTTTTTCTTTTAATTCTTCAGTTGTTATTTCCATTTACTCTTCAAATTTGATTTTATGTTTTTTTAATAGTGTTGACGCAATTAAGACCGAATCTTTAGTTTCTGAATTGTATAACAAAAACATTTCATATCCGTCAATACCTGACTTTAAATAAATATCATATTCAGGTGTTTTATAATACGCCTCTTGGGTCTTTCCTTCTGAATTCACAATCTCAAAAAAAGGTTTGTTTTTTCCTGTTAATTCAAATACAGAATCAGTAACAAACCCAAAATCCCATACAGACGGGACCGGTTTTGATTTACCAACACACCACAGGTCGATAACATATTTTGGTAATATAAAATTATCATTTAGTTCCATGATGTTTAAAATTACCTTCCTTGTCCTCTGTATTTTTTAAAATAATTTTTAGATTTTTTGTTGTTGGATGTTTTTGTTTTAGAATGAATTCCAGGTCTTATTACTTTAGAACCCGAACCATTTCTTGATGTGTTTGATGATGTTATTTTTGCCATATGATTAATATAATTATAATATTTTAAAAATCAAATAAATCCATAGATTCTGAAAATATTGATTTATCCCAAGAAACTTCTCCTTCATTTTTTTCGTTGAAAATTACAACCAATTGATTGTTATCAATTTTACCGTTTTGGTAATTGGTTTTACAACTAATTGTAAATTCAAGTTTCATTAATTCGTCAACTCTTTTATCTAAAATTTCTAAAGGTGTGTCCCAACTTGAACATAGATTTCCATTGTATTTACCTAAACTCTGTACTCTGTTTGCAATAATTCGTTTTTGAATATTATCGTATGATAATCTATATTCAATTGTTGCCCTTATTAATGAATCTTCACTACCTTCTCTAAGTGATACAATGAAACAGTTTGATTTATCGACATACCCTCTTACACAGTTATTTTGTGTCGCACTTTCGTTTTCATAGTCATAACTATTAATTAAAAGAACCGGAAAATATAAACCACCATCAAAACTATTAATTGATTTATTAATCCCATTATAAAAATGTTGTGGATATTGTCTTGTGACCACACCTTTCCGATATGATGATTCCATAACTGACCAAGTCGAATGCTCATTAATAAACTCATCGATATTGGTAGCCTTGAAACTAATATTTTCACCTTTTGCCCTTAAAAATTCATAATATCTAAAGTGGTCACTAAATGTATATGGTCCGACTAAACCTTCATATAACCACGTAAAATAATTAAATAATGTGTCAGTCTGTTTACTTGACAAATCCGTTGGTAGTACCCCCCAATAATTATTCATAGTCGATGATTCAATAATTGTTCTAATTAAATTTGACCTACGTAAGCGATTATAACCGAAAATGTCCAACATACTTTTATATCCGTGAATATTCCGTACACTATCACACAAATGTAATTGTTTTTTTACTTCATTACCCGATATTTTATTATGGGTCATAAATGCGTCTATAAATTTATTTTTATGTTTTCTGATAACTTTTAAAGATGGAAAAATATCCGAATACTCTGATGTGATGAAAGCATTAAAATTGTTTGGAATCTTTACACCTTTATTTGTATAATATTTTATTGATAAATCAATCACAACATCATAGAAGGAATTATGCGATTCACACCCAATATGATTCTTAAATACCTTAAAACATTTATATCTATCAAAATCGTTCGCAGGTATAACAGAAAGAATCGAATTAAATGAATTCATTAAATAATTAGTAGTTTTAAATGGATTCTTACTAATTCGTTTGACCGATTTGACTTTTCGTTGATATCCTTCAATTGAACCAACGTAAATATCATTAGTTTTTAAATTAAAAGTAACATATTTTAGGTTTTTCTTTTCAGAAAAATAAAAATTTCCAGCGTTTCTGTTTTTTATAATATTAAAATATTTTAAAGATACTTTATTATCATATTTTTCAATAACAATCAAATGTCTATTAACACTAACAGTAGTTAATTTATTTGCAAAATTTTTGACGAATACTTCCTCATCACGATTTTCACCTAAATAAGTAAATCTACCATTTTTTCTAGATTTTTTAGATGATGAATATTGTTCACTTATTTCATTTGAATCTCGGTGAAATATAGTACTGTATGTTTTTTTTTCATACCTAAATAAAACTTCTTTTTCCATTAATTCAAGATTATGTCAACAAACTTACCTTTCATTATAAAATTTTCAACCTTTTTTTCTTCAACTTTATCCTTAGTTAATATTAAAACAATATCTATCATTTGTTTTTTAGTTAACTCTAAATCATTACCATTATCGTGATTTTCAATTACTTGTTTTTCAACCAATCCAAAAAAGGCATCCCTGTTTATATCCCCAATCAATGACAACAAGTCATTTGGGTTATTTAAAAAGAATTGTTTAAAATTCGATAAATAGATTTGAACATCTACATTCATAATACAAAAATAATAAAAAAAGGATGTTATTACAACATCCTTTTAAAAATTTTTATTTCAAAATTATCCCCATGTTTTAATTTTACTTGTAATTTCTTCAGGGATTTTTAAATTATCACATCCTTTAAAATTAATTAGTTTAAGATTTGTCATATCTTTCACACAATCCGGAAGTTTTGTTAATTTCTTATTATTTGGTAAGGACATATATCTCAAATTTGTCAATTGACAAATAGTGTCAGGTATTTCAGATATAAGACCATCGATGTGAATACCTGTCAAACTTTTAAGTCTTCCAATTGAATTAGGTAATTTGAAGGCCGTTGTACCAGGTCCCGATATGTCCATTCTAGTAACATCTTCAGGAATTGTTTCAAAGAATTCATCAAAACCATAAAGTGCAATAAATTTAGCCGCCGCACTTTTTGGGAATTCAATTTCAATACTTTTACCACCACTCGACTGATTTAATAATCCTGACATAAATTCAGGTTTAAAATATTCTTTAATTTCATCACCAGCGTTATTTAAAAATTCAATTAAGTCAATCTGACGGTCATCTTTATCCATGAACTGATTAGACGGGAAGTGAAATTGATATCTTTCACTAGGTAAACCGGTTTCAGATGAAATTGATGATGATTTATCAAATACTTGATACAAAGGACCGTCTTTAATATATCTTTCAAAATATGTCAAACCTGGCGCAGATGTACACCAACGAGTTTCTTTATTATTACCACCATAGAAACATGCCGCCTCTTTACCCAATTCATCTTGCCTTTCAATTTTAGTAATGACATACTGTGGTGTTTCCATTACAAATTCACCGCCAGGATGGTTATATTTGGCATCTTTTCTTTCAGCCTTAGTGGTTGTCGCCTTTTCTAATGAAAAATTCTTAACCAAATCGTATAACTCATCAGATGTTAACTTGTTAATATCTCTTTTGTCTTCGGGTAATTGACCCTTAAATCTTTCAAATTTAATTAAATCTTCTTTAACTTTATATAAATCTTCAAAAAATAAATCAACTCCTGAGTTTGGTTTTCCAACACCATCAGGACGTAATTTTTTGATTTGATTAATCATCCATTGAACATTTCCCCCTGTTTTTTTAACGTCTTTGATGCTTTCAGCATCTTCAGGAACTCTTGATGTTGGGTCATTTTTTATCAATTCAAATAACTCATCGACTGTTAATACAGGACTAATCGTTTTACCGGATTTTTTATCCTTAGTTGGTTGTGTAAACTTTTTTAAAAAAAGTTCTGAACGAACATCTTCACTTATAATATTTTTTAATACTTCCGTAAATTTCATATCAATACAAATTTAATAATAAATATCAATAAAGACAAAAAAATTAGTAATTCATTATTAATAATTCTTCACCCATATTTTGAGTTTTACCTTTAGTCGCCGCAGCCGCCTTTGCAAACAACTTTCTTTCCCATCTATATTCAGTATCAGGAAACCAATCATGTAGTAATTCAAAATCATAGTAGGACAACGAGAATTTACCTTGGACATTTTTTAATGTATTTGCCAAACGCTCATGGTCGTCTCGGTCAAAATCATGATTAGAATAATAATTTCCCTCACCAACGATGTAGTATGGTGGGTCAACGTAATAGTATGTGTTGGGAGAATCGTATTTTTCAATTATATCACCAAAGTCTTTATTCTCAACAAAATCAATTCTTTCAAACATTTCTTGCCACTCAGGTTTCCTTAATTTGTTTTTAAATGATGTAAATTTGGAGTGATACTTACCCTTTAAATCAATAAATTTAGATTTAGAAGGATTTGCGCCCGAAAACACTTGAGTCAATACATATATGTATTTAGCAGCAACTTCATAATTACATTCATCAACTTTAAAGTTTTCAGCAAATATTTCCAACTGAAATTTGTTAAATTGTTCTTCACAAATTGGGTTTGTTGGAAAAACGTCTTTTTCTTGAACTATGAATTTCTCACATTCTTCGAGTAATCTTTGGTGATTTTTTAAACATTGGTACATGTTATAATTTAACGGATTAACGTCATTATACACAACAGTCTTTAAATTATTAAAATTTTTGAAATTCATCTTGAAAAATGTCCAAAATTGACCACTAAATGGTTCCACATATATTTCAATATCTTTTGGAATATTCGGAACAATTAACTGTGGAGCTATCTTAGACTTTCCACCTACATAGGATACACACATATTATTTAAATTTTTCTTTTTTTCTTTTTAAGAAATAGTCATCAGATGAACTATATAAAATATTTTTTATTAATTCAACATCTTGTTTTGAATTTACTTGAACTGAGTAAATGTTTTTCTTTCGACCAATTTTAGTATTTGTTTTTAAACCATTTTTTTTAAAAATACAAAGATAAAAATATTTTACAGATAAAAAAAATAATAATCAATTCTTGTGAAAAATAACTTCTTTGGTCTTATGTTTTTGTCCTTGTATTTCAACCAAAGGTTTGAAGTCCATCCAATTAGCCTCAGAATTTTCACAGACTATCACTTCACCTTTTCTTTCCATGACCCAATCTTTTAACTGATTGTAGTCAAAATTTTTATTACCATGTTTATAATATTTCCCACCATTACCTTGGTATGGTGGGTCAATATACCATGTTGCTTCTTGATTTTGTATTTCTTTATAATCACCTTCAATAATTGTCCAGTGTTTTACTTTGGTTACATCAATAGATAATCTTTTACGATTTTCTTCGGTCCATGCACAGAATTTACCTGGAGATTTTTTAGGTTGGGCCGAACCAGGATTTAAGAAAAAACCAATCAAACTTTTTTGGTCCGAACTTAAATGGTTAAACATACTATCATTCAAAGATTGCCCTTTAATCAAAATTGGTAGACCAAGTATTTCATTAGGTTCAACTGAAATTAAATATCTCCATAATGACGCAATTTTAGCATCTTTTTCAACTAAAATAACATTTTTATCATAATAATTCATTGAGTATGCCGCAGAGCCTGCGAATGGTTCAATAATCGTATTAAATTGTGGTTTTGGATATTTATCAAATATCTTTTGTTTGCGACCGTAATAATAAAACATAATATTTTTTAATAAAAAATAGTTAAAATTTTAATAAAGTCAAAAAATTACCAACCCCTATCAAGATTTATGATAACAGTTTTTATAGGGTCTACATGATGCTTTTTGTGTAAATCCCATTCTGTTACACGGAGTTGTTTTACAATATGATTTACTATATTTTCTAGGTTTTTTGAAATTTTTATTATTTTTTTCATTTACGTATTCTTTTAGTATTTGTAAAATTAAATCAGTCATAATTATAAATACCATGTCAGAATGTCAAAAATGTAAGAAAAAACCTTTAAATCAATACAAATCATTAGTTACTATTGTTTCAATTTATTTATTAATAACATCAATAATAGGAACTGTAACGTTATTCAATATTTTACGTAGTTTGTTCTAAGATTTTATTAATTTGTTCTATTTGTGATTCAGTTAATTTATTCTTTGTAGAATCAATATCGAATTTAATTATCATATCACCCTTACCTTCATGTGTTATATAACCCTTAGTTTTTATCCTAATTGGTTTTGATGTGTCTAAATTTTGTGGAAATTTTATCTTAATCGGACCTTCAGGATGCTCAATTTGTATATCATTTTTTCTAAAAAAATCTTCAGGTGATAATTTTACAGATGTATGTAAATTAATTCCATTTTTTTGAAATTCTCCGTCATTTATCATCCTAACCTGTATTACTAAATCACCATATCCTAAACCATATTGATAATCACCAGAATTAGAAACACGTAAAAAATCACCATTATCTACCGATTTTGGTATTTCAATATCGATACTATTCAGATTAATTTTAAATCCGTTTGAATTACAGTTAAAACACGGATTAACAATCTCACTACCTTTACCCGAACAACTAGGACATGTTGTGTTCTGAATAAATGTTTGCCCACCCATTCCAAATCTTTGTTGTATAACACCATGTCCATGACATGTACTACAATTTGACCTATCACCACCGGTTCCCCGACAAATAGAACATTCTTCCTTTCTTTGATAATTAATACTTTTTTTAGAACCTAAAAATGATTCAATTGGTGTTGTATTAATATTTAATATTTTATCGGGTGCTCTTTGTTTTCTTGGTTGATTAAATGGGTTGAACCCACCGTTAAACATGTTATATAAATCATTTAAACCACCACCGAATGGATTTTTTCTTTGTGAGTCGTAATTGGATTTTTTGTTGTCATCACTTAAAGTGTCATAAGCTTCGGCAATTTCTTTAAATTTATCTTCACCGTCTGGGTTTACATCTGGATGAAATTTCTTAGATAATTGTCTATAAGCACTTTTTATTTCATCTTTTGATGAATTTTCATTAACACCTAATATTTGATAGTAATCTTTCATGAATTATTTAATCGTTATCTTTAAGAATAAGAAAAGAAAAAAAATCATCAAATCTTTTGTTCGAAAAAATATTGCGGAAAATTTTTATAATCAAAAAATTGAAGATTCGAATAAAGTAAAGTTTAATGTTGAAGTGGAAAATTCTGAGCCTTGTAAATACGAAATCGCACTTATAACTACAACCATAGATTTTCAAATGGACCTATTTATTCAAGATGACATTGGTCGAAATGTTAAAATTAAAACGGACGATTCAAATTATAAAATTTTAAAAATATCTAACTATAACTTACCTGAAAAATTATTCGATTGGTCATCAAACAGTCGAATATCTTTTGATTTTTTTTATGGTAAATATTTTAAAAGTCGTGAACTTAAGAACGTCTTTACTGTAAACAATAAATTATTAATACAACAAGAAGATAATGTGAATATTTTTTCACTTAAGAATTCGTCAGAAAGTAAACGATTACTGAATATCTTACAAGAACATATGATATCGGAAAATCGTTCAGACGCTATTTTTGTTCCTGATAATGATAATATTCAAAGAAAATATTTATACACAATTTTGGAAGAAAAAGGTATTAATAAATCCAAATTATATAGACAATCAACTACGTTTTCAAAACGAAAGTAAATATAACGTCAGATATTTCAATAATCATTTCATTATTCTGATTATCAATCTCTCTAAAATTTTTCTGTAATTGTCTAAATTCAGATTCATTTAATTCGACAACAATTCTACAATTTTTAGAAATAAAAGTTTGTTCGACAACATCTGTTATTTTAGCTAACTCTTCTAACCAAGTCTGAACGTCTTTTTGATTCGCATCCATAATGAAATACCTTCAGGTTTAATTTCAAAAGTATTTTTAATATCTTCTTTATTGAAATTTTTTATTTGTTTAACAAATTCTTCTTTTTTATTCTTAACGTCATCTTCATCTTTTATTATTGACTGATGATAATAAGTCAATAATTTATCAATGTGATTGTTCTTCTTCGTGTTCTTCGAATCTTGTTGTTTCATCCTTATCTATTTTTAGATTTCTTAGACCGTCTAAACTCTCTTTTTCAAATAGAATTTTCAACTCTTTTACTTTTTGTGTAAACAGTTTTTCTTTTTCTTCTCGTTCCTTATTATATGTAATAATACTCTCAATTGTTTCAATTGTTTTGGATATGTCATCATCCCATTTATTACTTATAAACGATACATATTTACCGTTCTCATCATTTTTAGTGAAGACAGTTTTAGATTCATCAACTTGTGTTTTTAACACAGACCACTTACTTGGGAATAAAGTGTCAAAACTGACGTATTCATCAACTTTTCTAATCGACACTATGTAGTCAAATATATTTTCAATTTCTTTATAAAAACTCATAACTATGAAACAATATAGGTTATAAAATATGATAAACAAATACCATAAAAAATAAGTTCCCTTAAACTCATTTTTAATACTTGATAGGATGTAAGGGAACTTATTACATTAATTAGAAGTCTAACAATAGACAATCCTGTAAAAACAAATAAAAACGTTGCAATATGACCTAACAAATTACTCACCATCTTTTTTCGCTTCTAAAATTTCAGTTCTAAGTTGTTGTGCTAATGATTTAAGCTCTTGACATTGTTTTCGAGCTCTGGTTCCCGCAGATTTATTTCCCGTGAAGAATTTATTAGTATCCACTGATAAACTTTCAACCAATTCTTTGATTTTTTCCAATGTTTCCATATTATATTATATAAAATTAAAATTAAAATTTATGACGTAGAAGTAAATAGGTACCGATTAAATTTAAATAATCAAACTTTTTTCTAAAATCTTATATATTTCAGTAAGCATTTCAATATCAGATTTTGTGTGTTTATTATTTTTTCTGAAAATGGTTATAAAAAATTTTTCAATAGACTTTCTTACATTATTTTCTTTCTGATTATAAAAAACTTCCATAAAAAAATTTTTGAAATAATCGTAAGTTTCTTCTGAGTCGTTGAAAATAATACTTTCGTTTTTAAAATTACTGATTGTTCTATTCCAACACCACTTGAAATGCTCTTCCTTATCTTCAACTGTCATACCAATCTTAGTTTCTTTACCATTATCATCGCTATCACCTAAATAAGTAGTATCAATTAATTTAAATAATGATAAACAAAAATCTTCAAATAAATCTCGCATTTCAGGTATAATATTATTTGCTCTATACCACGCGTCTATTTCATCGTTCGACATTGGTTTTGTTAACCAATTAAAAAATTGGTCCATGTTATACTCCTTATTCATCGTAAGAAATATAATCATGGACCAACTAAAGAAAAGAATATTTTAATTACTGAGTTCTTTTACTGTAATAAATTAAATTTTTCATATCCTGAATATCTTTCAAGACTTTTTTATCTTCAATAGATTCTGTGGATAAAATCTTATTAACTTCTTTATTTCTACTACCTTGCTTTGAACTTGGTATTGATTCCCCTGTTCCTGGTATAACTTCACCAGCCTCATCAGTATGTACCGGTTGTGGTGATTTATTGTATGCCTGTCTTTTTAAAACGGCCAATAGATTTTTCTTTCTTCTTTCATTAACCTTTTTATTAACATCTGTTTCAACCGCATTGGCATATTTTGGTGAATTACCAGTTCTAGAAGAACCTTCAATATTATCACTAACCCAATCTTCATTTGGTTTTATATTATCATAGTCTAAATTTTCTAAACCCGCTGCCGTGAAATTTTCAATATATTCTTCAATTTCTTTAGACGCTTTATACGCCTTTTTAACATCGTCATTAATCTCTTTACCGTCTTTACCCTCTCTTGACATTACACTATTTCCCTTTGGGAAACTACCTGAATTAGATTCATATGACATTCCCATGTTCTTCATATAATCTTTCATCTTTTTATTAGAATCACTAATAGCCTTGTCATTAACTTGTTTAGATGATTTAAGATTTTTTATAGTTGAACTATCTTCTTTAGTTTCAGATTCAACAATTCTTTCAATAAAATCAATTAATTGTGATTCGGTAAATACAACCTTATCCTTTTTCAATTTACGTTCATTAAGTCTCTGTTGTCTTTTTTCTATCAATCTTGCAATCTTAGGAAAAACATCTTCATTTTGAACTTTATATGTTTTACCATCAACTTCAAATGATTCTTTACCGTCTTTTTTAGCCTTCGCTAACGCACCTGTAAAAGCGTTACCTTCTTCCATCTCATCTTCGTCTATTTCTTTATTTTCTTCAACAGCATTTACCGCGTCATTAACGTCCATATCAGTAATGTCAACAAAAGACTCTTTTAAAAAATTATTAACTAATTTTGTTATTTTCTTTTCCATGTTATTTTTTATATATAAATACTTTTATTCGTTAAAAAGTTGTTTTTCAATTTCATATAAAACAATTGCACGAATAACATTTTCAGATATTTTCTGATTTTTTGCAACATTTTTAATTGACTCTTTCATTAAATCGTCTTCCCAAATTTCCAATGCTTTAACATCACCTTGATTACAGTATGGGAATGTTTTGCACTTATCTTTAACTCGAACAAATTTACCGCCTTTATATAACGGTTTTGACGCACCTCTCCAATCTTTCTTTTTCATCGATTTAGCCAAGAATGCTGGTGATTCGTAAGAACCTGACGATGAAGATGTGGTCGCCTCTTTAAACTCACCCTTTTCAACCTTTTTTAATTTGACATAATATTCAATATCTTTCGATAAGTGGTCCATAGCGATTTCCTTAGCAATTGACATTTCATCAGTATGTTCCATTTCTTCTTTAATTCCATCAACTAATTTATTATAAACATAATCAATTGATACTTTGAATTTTTCAGATAAATCACCAACTGTTAAGTTGTCCGCCATACCCCCTTTTATTCTCTCTTCTTTAACTTCAACATACCCACCTTTAGGTTTTGTTCTCTTTGGTGCCTCATCTGAGAATAAAGATAATTTTGGTCCCGACAATGGTCCAACAAAACTACCTGAAGAACCTGAACTTGTTGATTCAGTTGCTTCAATTTCTTTAGCCCCCTGTGTTAATCTATTAATCATCAATCTATCTTCGGGTGTTTTGATATTTGAACCTAACTGGTCTATCATGTCTTTTATTTGTTTGTCAACTTTATTCATATGTTTTTAATTAAAAAATAATTGATATTATTACAGCTAAAATACCACCACCAATACCATACCACTTAAATCTTTTTTCGTTATTATATTTATCTTTATAGATTTTTATCTCTTTGTCTTTATTATCAACTAATTTAACATAACTATCTATATTTTGTCTTTGTAATTCAATCTGTTGTTTTTGGTTGATAATCATTGAGTCTTGTAAATTAACGATTCCTTCCATTAATATTACGGAATCTCTAACAACTGTTAATTGTTGTCTACAATAATTTCTTTGTTCTAAAACAATTAATGCATTTTTCAATGATTTAACAGGTACTAAAACACTGTCGGTTTTATTGGATGTCTGCGAATTTGTCTGAGAATAACTCTGTGATATCGTTATTAGACAAAGAATTAAGATGTTGAATATCTTTCTCATGTTGTTCTTTTAATTTTTTGGATATCAAATCAACTTTACCTAATCGTATTTTTAAAACATTTCGTTGACTATCTAACTCATTGTTTATCCCCACCAAACTATCAATTTTAAACTTATTATTTTCAATGATTGCATTTAAAGAATCATTTTTTTTATTTAAAATTTCTAATTGATTTGTATCCGTAGGTTTTGAAATCATATAAACCAAAACAATTAATAGTACAATAGATAATACTGATAGTATGTTCTTTGCAATATTCATATTATTTTGAACTAATAGATGTTTTTTTACGGGATGCGATTACTTTGGCCCATTTGGATTTAAATTTGTCATAAAAAGCCGTTAGTTTTGAAATAACATCCATAAACTTATCATCAAGCTTTAATTGATTACCGTCGATATATACACCGTTATTTTCACCAATTGTCATAAAAAATTCAACGTCATGGTCGATTATTTTACCGCTCCACTCTACTGAATTCTTATATAAATTTAATTGTCCAAAATCTACTAAATCAGATACATCAGACACAAACTCATTCATGGTTTCCTGAAACGCAATTTTATCATCCGTAGTTAATGCAGTTTCAGTCGCATTATTACCATAGATAGCTAAAATACCACCTGAAATTCTGTATTTTTTACTTTTTTCTTTTTCTTTCCCCATATCCATTTGATAATCTTGCTCAATATTTTTTTCAATATCTGTCGCAATATTGATTGGGGCGATTGTTGATTGCTCTGTTAAAAGTCTAGACTTCTTCAATAGACTTTTTATTTCATCATATTCATTACTCATAGTTGAACTTTTCTAATAAATATACGAAGTTGAATGCTGGCGACAAATCAGTATACTCATAATAAAAATTACTACGATTTAATATACCTTCAAATGTTTCTAAATTGTCTAATTTCGTATTATGTCCGATGAATTTTTTAGGGATATTGTGGGTTTCACAAATGATATTACACAAATTAACCAATGTTTCCATTTGTTCATCAGTATATAAATCCCAAAAAAATTTTTGTCTCCATTTTCTTTCTTTTATTTTACCATCAACTTTTTGATTTAACCAATTTGAATACGTTGGTGATAATACGTCTTTATCAACCCATCCGAGATTTTCCAAAGAAACTATTATTGATTGGTTATTTAAGGTGTCATCATGAAAAAAATTTGTAACTTTATTTTCATCACATATTTTTACATTGGTACCATCTTTTAAAATAACATAATGGGGTAACTTATCGTAAACCCCATTATATCTATATTCTATGGATTTTAAATAATCCTCCCCCTTTCTTGATGTGTGGGTTAAAATTATTTGTTTTTTTTGGTGAAATTCATTCATCATTTTTATTGTACACCAATCTGTTTATTTGATGATTATCCCCCAAAATAGGCTCATCATCCACAAAGTATATAGGGTCAGGTTCCGGTGTTGGTTTTGGTGTCGTCTCAGGTGTTGGTTTTGGTGTCGTCTCAGGTGTCGTCTCAGGTGTTGGTTCCGGTGTCGTCTCAGGTGTCGTCTCAGGTGTTGGTTCCGGTGTCGTCTCAGGTGTCGTCTCAGGTGTTGGTTCCGGTGTCGTCTCAGGTGTTGGTTCCGGTGTTAAATTATTTTGATTATAATTACGCTCAAATAATTCTTGAAGTTTTTTCAAATCATCTTCTGTTGGAACATATGGTTTATATTTTTCATCCCTTTCTCTTTCCATAGCACCATATTTCTTAGATATCTCATCCAAATCAATTTCGGTAATTGTATCATCTTCGGTCGCTGTTTGTTCGATAATTACGTCTTGATTAGATTGAGGTTCTTCAGATATTACTGTTTGTTGATTGTTTTCTTTAAGTTTATTTGAATAAACAATTAACATGTGTGCAAATGTCAATGAGATAAAAGGTAACAGTCCACCAGTAAAGAAAGCTAATAAAGTTCTATGACTTGTCGGATTTTGAGAATCCATACCCAATGGCTCTAAAATGGGACCAATCATATCCATCCAATCTTTAAACTCTTTTGAGTTGATATTAATCCATGTATATGAGAAAAAGAAGTTACCTAATAACTGAATAAATGTCACAATCCCAAACGGGATATATATGAATTTACCGAATTTAGCCGATACTCCTGCCAATGCTGCCAATGCAGCAACTTCAACCGCAACTGATAAATAAATGGACCATGTTATTGGATTTGCCAAATTATAAAAAGTCGTAACGTGTGAAATCGATACAAAAGCGACCAATAAAATTGGTATTAGAAAACTACCAATTATAATACCATTTAAGTTCTTGGATAACCAATTTTTCATATTATTTAGTCTGTAATTTAGTTAGTTCCTTTTCTATTTCATTTTGTCTTTGAACATCCAACATTTTTCTGTCGGTTGCTTGTATCATTCTTTTCTCAGATTTTAAACCTTCGATTTGCAAATCTTTTTTAGTGGGTAAAGAATTTAGAATCTCTCTTTGAGACTGATATTCTTTTCTCAATCTACTAATTTCTGAATTCATTCCGCAAGAACGGAATAACAATAAAACAAATAAAAATAATAATATTTGTTGTTGATACTTTTTTAATGTTTCTAAAAATTTCATAATGATATATTTTTTTTAAATTTAATAATAAATACAATTTAATTATAAATAATCAAAAAGTGTAGAACACTCATTTCTTAGTTTTCTAAGTGCCTTTTCTTTGATTTGTCTAACCCGTTCTTTGGTCAAATTAAAATCTTCACCAATATCTTCAAGAGTTCTCGGTGTACCTGTTATTCCAAAATAATCCTCAATGATAAGACGTTCCCTATCGTCTAAAACCTTCATGGTTGAAAATAACTTTTCTTTAAGTTGTTCTTGACTATTAAACTGTTCGTCCGGCATAGTTGCATTGATATTTTCAATCATATCAATTAAAGTGTCACCATCTTCATTAATTTTAGATTCCAAATTAATTGTTGTGGGTAGAAGCGCCAACTTATCATCTAAATCCGATAAACCTTTTTCAACCTCTTTTTTAGCTCTATGGAGTTCTTGAACAACATTAACAGGTAGGCGAATGGTTCTCGCATTTTCGTTTAATGATTGTAAAATAGATTGTTTAACCCACCACACAGCATAAGATATAAATCTAAGTTTTTTACTCCAATCAAAATTTTGGATTGCTTTCATTAAACCTAAATTCCCTTCAGCAATTAAATCAGGTAAGTCTAACCCTTGATTTTGGTATTGTTTGGCGACAGTGATAACAAAACGTAAATTACCTTCAAGTAATTCACGATATATTTTGTTCTTTTCGTCTTCACCACAATTCCCATTCAATATTATATCTGAAAGTTCTCGTTCCCTTTCAATTGTCATAACTTTGAGTTTACGAATATCCTTAAGATATGATGATATTTCTTCTTGATTAATAATACCTGTGTTCTTGGTAATTGTGTTAGATTCGTTTCGAGTAGTCATATAGTTGTGTTTTTTCTATTTTAGTGAGTGATTTAAATCCGTTTTTTTGTACTTTATCTAATAATTCATCTAATGATGGTTCTTTCTTAACCCCGTATAATAATTTAAAAAAATCCCCCATCATTATGTCGTCATCGTCATCCATTTGGTTAAAATCTATTGGATTAAAGTCATAATCTACATCATTAATATCTATTTTTTCAATAAATTTTGAATCATTAGTGTCTAAATCCAATAAAGATTCCAATATGTCATTAGATAACGACAAAGTTACATTTTTATTATTAGGTATCAAAATATAATTTTTAACCGTACCATCCAAAACAAACTTACAAAGTTCTTTAATTTCATTTGAAGGTGATTCACTTTCAAAGTGAGTTATCACAAAATCTTCACCTGGTTGATATTTTAAATACTTAGAACTTAATATCCCTTCAAATTGGGATAGTAAACCATGTAAAAGTTTTTCATTTTCACCGAATTTCGCAAAAAGTATTAGAAAATATTTTGTGCCCACGACTTCTTTTTTATTTTTACCCATATATTTATAATAAACGTTTTATGAAAAATATTATTATTACCGAATCTCAGCTTTCAAAGATAGTAAAAAAAATGAAAAAAAACAAACTATCAGAATCTGATAACATGGGTTTAGACCGATATATGTTTTTTTCAAATTTAGAGCAACTTAGAAGACAATCCGACATGTTATTACAATTGGACCCTATGATGGTAGAACAAATACTACAAGACGGTCACGATTGGGCCGATGACCATATAACAGTTGCAAAGGAAAATATGGACCAAGTGTTTGATTTTATGATGAACAAGACAAAGAACAACATTGGTGAATCCAACGAAGATAAGTTTTCCATAGAACCCGATGTTGAAAAAACCCCGAGAGAGTACCAACTTTCCACAGTTTTTGGTAAATATTCAGAACAAATACCAAATGATGTTTTACGCTATATGCGTAAAAATCCACAATTCATTGTCGATACATTGTACATTCTATACGGTAACGATTTAATTGAAAGATTAAAAAAATCAAAACAAAAATTTAAAAAATAAAAAACCCCTTTCGGGGTTTTTTTATTGAATCACTTTAGAAACATTATCGGTTTTCTCAATTCTAACAACTGAGTTGGCCCACTGACCTACTAATGGATTGTGTGTTATCACAAATATTCTTTCAAAGTAATCTTTAATCTTACTGAAGAAATCACCAACCATTTCAAGATTTTCATTTGAAATTTTACCGAATACTTCATCGAAAACAATTATATTTGGTTTTGGTAATGAACATATCTTACTTAATACTGCTCTTAATGCCAGTGATGCAATTGTTCTTTCAAATCCTGAACCGCTAACCATAAGTTTTTCAATACCTGTTGAATTATCAATCATTACAAATTCAACTTCATTTTTTTCACTTATTCTAACCTCGAGCTTAAATAAAGCACTATCTTGAAGTAATCTTTGTAGTTCCTCATTTATTAACGGCATCATTGTTTTCATAATCATCTTAGAAATTCCGTTTTTACCGTAGATTTCAAGATAAGACTTATATATTTTTTCTTTTTCGAATTCCTGAGCAATTAAAGATATTTTATCATACTTCGAATTAATGTCTCGTTCAGAATTTTGAATCATGGTATTGTTATAAGATATTTTAGAAACGTGTTCGGACTTTTCTTTCTCAATCTCATTAATTCTTAAATTAGCTTTAATTATTTTTTCTTCAATACTCTTATTTTTTTCAATCTTATCTTGAACTTCATGATATCTTTTTAAAGTATCTTGTGCTCTTTCTAATTTTAACTTTTCAGCCTCAAGAGTTAATTCGTACTTTTCACGAACTAATTTATTTCTTTCATATTCATAAAAATCTTTCTTAAGTTGAACAAAAAATTCTTCTTTGCCGTTTAACTCATGCCTTATCGATGTTTTTTGTTCTTTTTGTATGATATATCCGTCAAGTTCGGCGATTTTTGCATTTGTAATCGCCGCGTTCATTAACTCAATTCCACAATGTTCACATTTGATTCCACCTTCAACTGAAGATTTTAAACGATTGATTGACGATATTTCCGTGTCTATTTTAACTATTTCACGATAAACCTCATTGATTTCTTCTTTAATTTTATCATGCTGGTCTTCATGATAATATTCTTTCGGTTCAACAACAACAACTTCGTTTATTTTCTTTTTAAGGTCGGATATTTTTAAATTAATATCTGAAATTGTCGATTCAAGATTTCTTGGATTTAAAATTAATAATTCATGGTCGATATCCGTATATTTTTGACCAATTAAATCTTCTTTAAATTTTTTACCGGTTTCAAGTTTTTCATCAGATTCTTTAATACTATTTTCTAAGTTAAAAATGGAAACCTTATAATCATTAATCTTAGTAACCAAATCATTGATTTCATTTTTTAATGTTTCAGTATTATAAACATTTGAAATCATGGACTTACTAAATGTTGAATATAACTCTTTACCCGCCTCTTCCTTTCTCTTAAGAAATTCTAAACCTAAAAACCTTGATAATACCTGTCCACGAGCTGTTGGTTTAGAATCAATTAAATCTTCAAGATTGGATGCTGTTGTTAAAATAGTCATCAAAAAATCATCAATGTTACCTATCGAATTTTTGATAAAGCTTTCAGTTTCTCTTCTTTGTTCACCTGTGAAATTTTGTAATTGACCATCAGGTAACTTTTTAAAGAAATCCAATTCCGTCTTTACATTCCATTCTCCCGACTTTGATTTCTTTCTGGTTATTTGTCTAACCAAAATATAATCTTCACCGTCAATGGTAATTTCACCTCTAACAGATACTTTATCCTTATCGGTAAATCTATTAAAAATTTCCTCGGCTTTAGATGTTTTAGTCGTTGTATTAAAAAATAAAAACAGTAATAAATCTACTGTTAATACTGTGTTGTGTGAAACAATTCCATTACTATAATATTGATGTACCTCAGCAACTTGAATATCATATAGAGTATCTTTTTCCCCTAATATCTGAATATTAGTTACTGAACTATCCCCTTCCTTTGTTTGTATTTTATCACCTGTCTTAATATCTTTAAGTACAACAAATTCATTGTCTGTTTTTTTCAATCTATGGTAATCAGCACCTTCAACAAACATACCATTATCCAATTCACACCTATAAACATCGGCATTTTTTTCAGTTATACCGCACCATTCAATATTTTTATACCCATACGGTGTGTTAACTTTAAACCCTAAATCACCGTATTTTTGGTATAATTCGTACAATTCTTCAATTTTAATTTTCATTTTTTAAAAATTTTAAACATTTTTTTATTACTTTTTCTTTATCTTTTTTGTATTCGGAATCCCATATAACTAAAACATCAAACATATGTTTATTTGCAAGCTCAATCTTAGTATTGTCCTTTTTCCATATATCTTCGGATGTAATATTCTTACGAAAAGGGTTTGGGGTTTCACTTATTGTGTAAATTTTTGGATTGGCGTGGTAATTATCACCATTATATTCAATAATTTTTTTATTTAATAAATCGGTAAAATCATACCGATAAAATCCATCATTATCTGTTAACACAAACTCACCCCCTTTTTTAGCAAACATTATATAATTCAATTCCTCAATATTTTTATAATATTTTAACAACTCAAAAAATAAGTCTTGCGACACTTTGGAATATCCAGATTTTAAATTACCATTCTTATATAGCGATTCTTGCCATTTTTTTTGTCTTTCGTTGAATATTTTTTTTCCATCTTTTTTACCATATTTTTCAATACATTTAATCAAACTAAACTTATTCTGACCTTCAGATACTTTCTTTTTTGACTCATCATTAGAGAACCCTCGACTTATCCAATATTCAACACGTCTTGGTGAATTTAATATACCTTCTTTAATTTTTTTTTCTCTAAATAATTTTATACCTTCCAATTCACCGTATTTAATAATAAAAGCCCTTTCAGTATTCATTAAATGAAGTTCAGTCTTTAATTTAGATTCCTCAATTGAAAACCCTCGACTTAACCAATATTCAACAAAATTCGGTTTCATCTCTTTAACTTTCAATTTAGCATTTTCTTCACTCAATCCTCTTTCAACCCAATATTTAACACTAAATGCCGACCCTTTAATAATTTTAACGTCATTATCTTGTAGTCTTTTTATAACAACAGAATTATCGACGTTATATTTTTCAGAAATAAATCTAGTTGATTTCATTTCATTTACATACAAATTAATCATATCGTTAATTTGACTTTCACTAAAGTTATAAACTTTTCCCATAACCTTTTTAATTATAAATATAACCGTCAAACTAAAAAGGTAATGAGACAATGTTACTATTTTAACTCATCAGGTAAAAATCCCAACTTATTTATTATATAATCAATATCAAAATCAATTTCAATATCCGTATTACCTCTAACGCATTTTCCACCAAAATTAGGAGGATTGGATTCAACAACAGTTATACCATTACACTTTTCAAAATCCAACACTTGATTATCACCATACGATAGAAAATTACCAAATTCAATTTTCTTTATATACCATTTTTTAAATGCTGTTACCTCCTCATCGTTTATTTTTGCTTCAACAGCATTGTCTAAATCGATAACTTGTTCATAGATATTTTCCTGACCTTTTTGTTTTAAAAGTTCTTTTAATAATTCTACTTGATAATTTCGGTCCATAATGTTTAACGAAACATCTACAGTTTGTTGAACATCTTTCGATGTTTTAACTTTTGTTAAAACGTTAACATTTGTTGAATTATATTTTTTTGAAAAATAATTTCGAATACTTTTAACCCTTTCTTGCGTAAAGTTTTCAGCGTTATCTTCCCATACAACTTGTATATATGGATTTTCTATTTTAGATACATCTAACTTATGTTCCATATACTTATAATTCGGTGTTGGTGGTGGGTTGAACAAGTCCATTATTTTCTGTATCACCTGACGATTTCACGTATTCTTCGTGCATATCTTTCAAGTGTTTAATTAATGTTTCATTATACAATGTTTGCATTTTCTTTGCTTCTTGTTGTCTCGTTTGATTTCTTTGAGCAACTTTCTTCTTGTGATTTTTTCTATTTCTTGATACTGGCATAACCAATTATAATTAATTTATTTTTTATTTTCAAACCATTCGATAATTGCATTAATTGCCCATACCGAACCTGACGCTAACATACCGTCAAAAAATGTACTTATTACAATATGAGTATCGTAAGAATATTTTGTTGGTGAAAATAAAACCAAACTCATAAAAAATCCGCACCACGCGGATGTACACATCATACAGGAAATTAATCCCGATAAAAATTTTCCAAGTCCTTGAAATGGGGCATGTTCATCCTCACCCCATTTGTGAAGTCCTCTTCTTAATGGTTCAAAAATTGAACCGTACACTAAAATTTGGCTCATTCCATAAGCCGCTAAAATCCAAATTGTTAACCACATATTTTTATTTATATAAATTGTCCCCTAAGTTTGATGACCGTAAATAAACCGCAGATTTTTCTTGTGATTTATTCAGTTGGTCTATTTGTTCTTTTAATTGTTTTATCTCATTATCTTTTTCACGAATCTTACCCATCAATGTCTGTACTGTTTGTTGTAGTTGTTGAGTTCTATCATCGTCTAATTTTGGTGTATTTTGGAAAATTTTTTCCATTTCTTGGTTTTTAGTGGAAAATTCTCTCTTTTCATTTTCCAACTCTTGTATTTTTAACAATAATTCACTGTTGTCAGTTTTGTCGTAAATTTTTACTATTTTTTCGACAGGTATTTCCTTAACCACTTCAACAATTTTATCAACCGGTACCTCTTTTACAACCTCAACAATCTTTTCAACAATAACTTCTTTTATTACTTCAACAGGTATTTCCACCCGTTTTTCACGAATAACCTCCTTTTCCACCCATTTTTCTTGTTCTCCACCCATTTTTCCTAAAAGTCCGTATTTTTCAATATTGTATCCCGTCTTTAAACTTTTTTTCAAAACTTTATCGAAATCAACATTATTTAACTCACAAAACTTTTTAATGTCTTGTAATTCATAATCCGTAATATTAATTTCAACTTTTCCCATTAATAATTCTTTAATTTTTCAGAACCCGATTCTATAACCGAATAATCGTCAATGTTGAACACCAAGAATGGTTTTGAATTGTGTAAATCAACAAATTCATATTTATCAGAACTCACATCATAAATTCCATATCCGTGATTCCTTACACTTTCCCCGAAGTTATGTTGAATGATTGACCCCACCATATACGCCTTCTTCTTATTGGGGATATCAAATACTTGTCGCTTATGAATATCACCACAAAACACAACGTCACAACCCATAAAACGATGTGTATCAAACCCTTCTTCAAATTTGTACCCAATATCCGTAGTAAGTCCAACAATTGGACCGTGGAATAACCCAATTTTAATGTTGTCGGAATTCGGGTCAATATCCGGAGTAATGTTATGGTCCATAAGTGAATAAACCACCCAATCAATATTTTCATCTTTATATACACCTCTGTTTTTATAATAATAAATGTATTCATTCTTAAGAGAACCAATAATTGGTGTCAATGCATCCAATCTTGACATATTGTTTTCCAAAAAGTCATGATTACCAATGATAACAATTGTTTTTGCAATCTTAGAACATTCTGTTAGTACCCATGAAACCATTTCAATAAGTTCGGGTGTCATTTGATTTTTTGAATGTACTAAATCACCAGTAAAAACAATTCGGTCAGGAGCAATTTCACCCCACTGCTTAAACATATCTTCAAGAATTGATTTATACAATTCATGGTCTTTAAACATACGAATATGTAAGTCAGAAAAATGTACTATTTTATTAATCATGTTTATTCAAATATTTTAAAATCATCATTTATATGCCCACACTCAGCACATCTATATGTTGGGAATGGAACAATGGTATCTTGTGGTGAACCCGTAATAAGTTTAGAAACTTTTTTAATCATTGTTACTTCATTAAAAAAAACACTTTGACACTGTTCACATTTAACTGTCGGTTGTTCTTTTAAATTTATATTAAAATCTTTATCCATGTATGAATTATACATAATTTAACACCATAAATCAATTTTTTATTTATTATTAATGTGGTGTTCAATCATTGTTTTAAGTTCTGCCGTTAAATCTTTACATTTATAGATTTTATAATTTTCATTATTTTCATTTATCCAAATCAAATAACTATTACCTAATTTTAAATTGGTATTTTTTTCGATGATATGTTTATATAGACCTAATTGAAGGGAATATGTATTAATTTCGCAAACATCTAAATGTGATATCGGCGATTTAAACCGTTCCCCGAAATCGTTTTTTTCTTTGATAGCTTTATTCGTTTTATAATCCCATATTTCCAACATAGTTGATTTTTTGTTATAGAACAAACAGTCAATCATACCCGCAATTTCATAATCATGGTCACAAACAACCAATTCCATTTTCACAGGTATTAGATTTTCAGAAGCATCCGCCCAAAACTTTTTAAATATAAGCTCACACTTATCATAATTTTCTTTAATTATGTCTAACCCAAAAGCATTAATAGCGACTGATGGGTCATATGGAAATGATTTATTATTCCACCAATTCTCGGCCATATTATGGACCAAAGTACCTTTTACGGTCGATATGTCCCTTTTTAAATCCCAATCCGCAATAACATCATTAACATCCAACTTTCTTCGGTTAGCATATTGTTCAGCCATTCTTTGAGTTTCAAATTTTGGTTTAAAATTACCAATAAATGTTGTTGCTGAAACATATTCCCTTCCATTCACATAATATTTGTGTGGACCATCAAAATATTTAACGTCGTTAAATTTAGCTAATTCTAAAATAGTATCCATTATCTTTCTAATTGTATAAAATATTCGGGTAATAATTCACCCCTTAAATCCGCAATGTCCTTACCATCAGGTAATTTAACCACTTTTATCCTTCCGTATAGTCTACCACCACTTAATTTAAAATATAATCGTTTAGAATCTTCCCAAGCGTCAGAATCTAAAACAATAATAATATCTTTCTTCGCCTTGTCATATAACTTTTCAAATAAAATATCAGACATCTTCTTACCTAAAAGAGCTATTGAATTTGGTAGAAATAAAGCGTCAAATGGCCCTTCACATAAATGAATGTCTTGTTCCCAATCAATTAGACTTTCATTAAAAATGATGATTTGTTTTTCAGCCTCAGGGTTTTTATATTTTGACTTTGAATTTGGATTCCATGAACGACCTGTATAATAATTAAGTTCACCTTCATCATCAAACGATGGGATAATAATCCTATTTGCATAATCACCTTCCAAAGAATACCCTATTTGGTGTTTCTGAATCATTTCATCTGTAACACCTCGTCTTTTAAGGTAATTTCGCATTTCCCTAAATGGTATGTGATATTGGTTCCCATCGGTCGCCAATTTAAAATCTTTGGGTAATTTTAATTCATCATATTCTTTATTAACCCGTTTAAATTCATCAGGTCTTATAAGTTCATAAAGTTCTTTGTCTTTCTTTTTACCATATCGGTCAATCAGATAACCAAGATGTCCCTTGGTATTATGGGTTTCTCCGCAAACCCAACATTTAAAAACATGTTGAGAATAGTTGATTTCTAAATTACCTTTACCATCAAGTCTATCTAAACCCTTTAAATCATACGAACACACGGGGCAATCATAGGATATTTGACCTCTGGACTCATAATGTAACTTGGATTTACCAAAAATACCATCAAGTAGTTCCACCATTAAGGCATTATCTTCCATAATTGGAATATAATTAAAATGTAAAAGAAAATCAAATTACCAAAAAGAATTCATTTTCATATACCCTCTAACACAGGTATAAGCATCTGATTGGTCAAAACATTCTTTTTTTAGTGTAACATTTTTAGTATATAACCAAACAATTTGAGGTTCTTGTTTTGAAACCAAATCCCAAATGACCGCCTTTTTATCAATATCTTTAGGATAACCACCAAACAATGTTTCACGATTTTTATCATTCTTACCCATTAATTGAGGCCATGCATATTTTCTCGAATTATATGTTGATATATAATCAGGAATTACACCTAATGTATCATATATCGCCTTAGTTATCATTGCATTATATTTCATTAAAGTACCGACAGTATTAACATTATTGGACCCTAACAATGGTTCTTCAATTATTACCTTTGTGATTCCAAGATTTTTATAATCCTTCAACTTTTCAATAAAAGCATCAACTTTTAAAATCATTTCTTCAACCTTGTTATCAGGTTTTGGTTTTATTATCGGTGAAAAGTGTGTTAATTCTAAAAGTTTCTCCGTTTTAATATCAAACAACGCCCACCCAATAGTTCGAGTTGAAACGTCTAATCCCAAAACTTTGGGGGAGTTTTTTAAATCCTGTTTTTTAACTGTCATTTATATTAAAAATATATATGTTTTTATTTAAATAAGTAAATAATATGAAATGTTTGCTAATTAAACATAAAATATTAAATAATCGTCATGATTGTAATTTTCAATAATATTCAAATGTAATGTGTTTCGATAATGGTCATATTTGTTTAATTTTTCAGTATGGCTCTTCATTAGTGTTTTGATTATTATGTCGAGCTCTCCTTGATTTCTATTAAAGTTTAACACCTTACATTTAATTTGTAATCCTGTTTCATTTTTTATAATAAAAAACTCTTGCCCGGGTCTTTTTACAATAGAGCCTCCTTTAAAATCTTTAATTATCAATTCACCATTAACCACAGGTCCTAATATTGACCTCTTGGTTGCCTGAAACGCCTTATATTCTACTTTATTTAAAGCGTCCATTATTACACTTTGTAATTCTTCTAAAGTTATATCAGAATCATTTTCTTTTCGTGTCATTCTTTCTTCGGCATGATTACTTAGAATAAATCTAATAGTGTTCTTACCATCATTATAATTGATAATTGGGTTTTGAATCATTGATTCGATTAATAATCGATATATAACATTAAGTAATTTCATTACATATAAATATTACCATTAACCTGAACCATTTGTCTTATTTCTTCTTTGGAATGTTTTTTAGATAATGGAGTTCTATATAGATTCAAATTACCACCAACGGAGCGAAGGTTTCCAAGGGATTCGATTTCTGTGTCGGTCAAATCCAAATAACCACCAACGGATTTAAGGTTTCCAAGCGATTTGATTTTAGAAATTCGTAAATTCAACCAGTTACCAACGGATTGAAGAGCACCGAGGGAGTTGATTTCGGATTCATATAAATCCAAATAACCACCAACTGAGCGAAGGTTTCCAAGGGATTCGATTTTGGTATTATATAAATCCAAATAACCACCAACGGATGTTAAATTTCCAAGGGATTTGATATTAGTTTCATATAGATTCAAATTACCATCAATTGTATAAGGTGGATTTCCTTCGGATTCCAGATATTCTTGCAGAAAATTCCAATCATTATTAAAATATTTTAATGATGGAATATTAATAACATTCAAGTTATCCGTTTCTTTTTTTAATATTTTTTTAATTAGATACCTCATTATAATTAAATATCACAGAAACAAAAAGGGAACCGTAGTTCCCTTTCATGTTTAAGGTCGTGAGACTCGGCTCCACCTTATGTCCATACTAGTTTGGGACAGACATCCTCATAAGATTTCGTTTATCGGGTTCATTGGTAAGGTTATCTTCAACTTTTCCAATCAGGTTACTGTTTAAGTCCACATAACCATCGGACTTTTTCTTATCGAATTACCAAACCTTTTCTCGCTTTCTATCGTAAACTTTTTTAGATTTTACGACACGAACCACATTTTTTCTACGTACAATCTGTGCTATATGTCCGTTTGATAATCCTTGTTTCCAATCTTTGTTTTCCATAACAATACAAATATACGATGTTTTTTTTAATCTACAAAATCAAAAATCATATTTTACCGCAATTTGTTGTACACCTTGTCTTTTTTCAGGACTCTGTAATTTAGAATAAACCAACAAATTTTTGTCGGTATCATACAACCCAACCTCAGTAAAATAAACATCATTACCTGATATCCATGTCGGATTTGATGACCTAATGTATTGTGATGTTGCCAAATTTACCAAATATTTCATTTCATATATTGTTGCCTGAACATCAGTTTCAATATTACCGTAAAAGAAATATTCATCACCAAATGTCATACCGGTATTGTAATTAATTAATGGTAAATCTATTATTTCTTCCAAACGATAAATCGTTGCGTTATCATATAAATTCTTAGTGATTTGAAATGTCGTCCCACTTATTTCCGACGGACCGATATTAATCGAACCCGTATTTGCAGATATTACCGATGTGACATCAATTTCTTTCCATAGCATCGGGTCCGGTCTTTCACCTGTTGTAACTTTTTGGCAGATTAATTTAACATTCGTACATGTAAATCCTGATGGTTGCAATCCCATTTCTTCAATTAAAAATGGAAATTCATTTCCGAATCTTACAATAACATCATCGGTTTGTCCTGTAATATTTGAACCTGTAATTTTAGAATAATAGTTACAATGTAACCCATTTGTAGAACCGGTATTGGCAAATCTATATGTTACAAACATAGTTTCACTATCACCTGTTAATATACCGTCAGTTGCGGACACATTTTGATTAAAGGTATTTGGTACTACTAACCCTAACCTAGGTGCTGGTAATGTATAATTTCTATTAGATTTATAGGACATTACACTTAATAATTCTTCATCATCAATCACGACCATTTTCAAATCAGGAAATACTTTACCAACCCTATTAGGATATCCATCAGAATTTTCATGTGTGTCCCATAAATGATAATATCGCAACCCAGGATTATTCATGTCGTCATTTTTAGTTGATAACATATAATATGGTTGAAATAAATTTAAATCATCAAAATTTGGTGGGTCGATATAAAATGTTTCACCTATTACACCGGTTTTAGATTTGTGCCACATAATTGTTGGCATTACTAATTTAAAATTTCTACCTTGACCTGTTTCACCTGAATTTGTTGGGTCAAATGGTTCTGTTGCAAACTTTTCACCATAAAAATTATTAATTCCTTGATTTGTGTAGTGAATTATTGAAATCGCTTTTTGTTCCGATGGTAGTAAATTTATCTTTTCACCAAAAGAATTTTGGTAAAACGTATTTGTAATATAACTATCACCACTAACATTTTGAAATGTTTGTCCTGAATCAGATTGATAACCTAAATATTCTTTTGTACTTGTATATGCGGTTGAACCAAATTCATTATGGTCTTTATATAAAGTATATGAAAGACCGGCAGGAGTTTCAGACCAAGGTTGATTCATATTCCAAATAGGCACATCTTGTTGTTGTATTTCGCAATTTAACTCGAATGAGAAAACACCCGCATCATAATAAGATTCCGGTGTGTAACTATCGTAATATGGTGTCATTCCTGATGGATAGAAAAACGCCCGACCTGTTCCTGTGAAAGCAGAAAAATTAGGTAAATCTCTATCAACTTGAATTGTATTACCACTAACACCAACAACTTTATATGTTAATATTGGATATGAAAAATTCACTATACCACAACTATCATCATTATTAAAATAAAGAACAACAAATTGACCTGATTGTGGTGTGCCAGTCACAGAAGCATTACAATTATCGGATATCACTGTAAAAGTACTTGCAGTTGTAATTGCGGATAAATTAAATCTATAGTTTGACGTTACAGTTAATGCTGAGTTGGTAAATGCAGAATAATTTCCTGAAGACCCTGTAAAAAAACCTCTCGGTTCTGGTGTGTTAAAAATATCAACCACATCTGAATCTTGAAATGGGATTCCGAATGTATTGGTATCACCCGTAGAACTAGATAAAAATATTGGATATTTAATTCCACTTTTATTACTTTGTGGTACACCCGTATTGTTATGTGTATTGTATTCAGGAACAATAACTTGTAGTGTTGTTAAATTCGCCCCACTAATACAATTGTAACAAACTTCACTGTCACCTAGTTGAAAGTATGAAATGTTAAAATTACCTTGTGATAGTTTTCTACGTCCCACATCCGTAATTTGAGTGTTAATAAGTGCCGATGTATCTTTTAATATGTATGCCATTTTTTATAAATACTTAACTATAACTATTTCCATAGTAAATAGGACTATATAATTGACTATATAATTGTTGTGGTTGTGGTGTTTGAACAATTAATACCGAACAATCATTACTAATTGATGGTCCATTAAATCCAACACTAACACTAATTTTTCCATCTGTTATCGCATCTGAACAATTAAGATTACCATCACCAACAATTAATCCTTGCCCTAAAATTGGTAGTGGTGTTACAGAGTTCGCACAAATTTCAACAGTCTGATTTGGTGATACCGTATAACCAGTTTCAGTACCACCTGTACAATTTACCCAACTATAATATTTTACACTATTTGTAGGGTTATAAACCGATTTTGACGAACAAGACTGTGTTCCACCTGAAATTTTAGTAATTGCGGTTATAACGTTACCTGATATTGTATTATTTGATGTTAACTTAATATTACTATATTGTATTGAATATGTTTTACGCGTTGTTGGGTACGGATAATTGTATGCAAATGGTGACGGAACTATAGTCTGTGTGTTAGTTAATGCCGATACTGTCGGTGATATTAATGTGGTACCACTATATGTTGAAGGTGTATGTATAATATTTGTTAATCCGGGTTTAGATGTGTCTTCTAAAACACTAATATAAATCGGAACGTTTATTGTCACACCACTTGGTAATGATGGTGTTACTTTAACAACATAATCTAATTTCGATTTAACTTGTGTACCGTAGTTCAACTGAGTATCAATTTGATTAGACTCAATTGATAATCTATAAGTCGTTTTTTGACTTCCAGCATTAACAGTAAACGTCTTACTATTAATTGTATTACCACTATCTTTTACATAAATAATACCCGATTGGTCACATAAATTATTAAAAACGGGACTTGATTGATAATTAACACCGTCAATTGAATATGTATATCCACCAACACCACCATTAGCATTAATTAAAACACTACCATCACATAATCCATCACAACTTTCATTATTCACAGTTAAATTAAAATCTAAAACTGAATTTGTTGGACATGTACCTGAAGTTGCAATCCAAGTTTGTTGAGTTCCAAGTAATGACCATGAACCAAGTGGATTATATGTATCATTAGTATTAACAAGTGAGTTACCTGTTTTACCCAAAACCATCCATTGATTTATAAACCCATCAACCCACTGTATTGTATATCCGGAACTAGCACCTGTACCTGAATATGATGGTTTATCATTAACAACACCAGCATAACTAAATGGATATGCCGTAAATGTTTCAGATGTTGAATATAAACATAATGTAATTGGATAGTACGGAGTTACTGTTTGTGGGTCACAATCTTCACAAGTTTCATAATAAACCGATAATACATCACCCGTATATGTTTGTCCTGTGTAAAGTGTTTTACCACTATAGGTCCAACATCCTTGAGTGTTTTCAAATTTATATACACCACCAAGAATTAATTGACTTTCAGTTAATCCTGTGAAATAAGCAAATGTCGACGCACTACAACTTTGAAAATAATCCAAATAAAATGAATCGGAACCAACTTCACAAGTTGTTGTTGCCGAATAATCACCATAATAATCGACTATCGTCACAGTATAACTACCCGGATATAAATTATAGATGTTATTTGTTTTTAATTCATTATCCCAAGTGATATTGTATGGTGTTGACCCACCTGTAATAGTTAGGTAAATCGCACCATCATTTGACACCGGTGTTGTTGCATTGACCGAATAACAATCAACCCCTAAAGGTAAAATTGTAACGACCGAACAAGTATTTCCACTAATATTTGACATTAATAAGTTTTTATTATTTCACAATTATTTGAATCGACTATTTTAATTGAATAGTTAGTTATACTATCATAGGGTGATGGTACATTAACAGTTAATGGTATGTCCGAATTACTAAAAGTATCCATATAAACACAATTTATTAAGGACGTATCACAAACATATATATGATAATCCTGAGCACCTGTTATTGAATTAATTGTTACTTGTCTACCCATATTATGTCCACATTTGTACGTAACCAAAATAACTTGTCATGTTAATAGTTGTTGCCGTTCCGATTATTAATTGTAGGTTACCACCCGTAAATCCTGATATTGTTTGTTGTGTTGTTGGGTCACTTAATGGAATTTTCTTAAAATCTCCGGTTTGGTCACAATATCCCAAAGAATAACACACACTTACTTGTGAATTGTTGAAGATTATCTCACCGGCAATTTCAAAAGGTTTATTTTGGAAAAAATCTACAGTTTGATTACCAATTGAAGACCCTGTTAATATTTGATTTCCTATTTTCATTGAAACATTAATGGTTTCGCTATTACTTCCTGAGCTTGTTTTACCTACAACCCTAAAATGTAATATTTTTGAACGATAGTTTGAACTATTTTGAAAAAAGGACGTTGGGAATGTTACCGACCCAACACTGTTTGCCGATGTTCCGCTTAAAAAATTAACATCTGATGCCGCTTCAGTATACGTTATAGTATTGATTCTTGAAAAAATAGTTCTTTGTGTAAACGCATCAAAACTGTCAGTATTTCCTGTAAAGTTTGAAATATTATTTAAAAAATTATTTTTATTTATTTGTGACGTAACACCATTAACCACAATAGGTATAACTGATGTCGTCGACGCCGAAGCAATTATCGGTAATTCTGTTATTTTTTTCTGTATTGCCATAATTTAATAAATTAAAAATTCTTCATCTTCTGTTGATAAATAGTCACCATCTTCGGTTAATATATAATCACCAAGACCATCATAACATTCGTTACAATTATCAAATACATCTAAAATTGTATTTAAGGTTAATGTTGGGCTTTGGTTATTAACTCTTCCATTGTAAGTAAAACAATATGTGTTACCATTAACATTTGCGGATATCACATTTCCAATTTCCGCAATTGTCCCACCTGTACTTCTCATTGTATGTGAAACATAATATATTTGACCACTAACACATTCTGTTATTTGTCTAACAAAATTACAATTAAATTCAGTATCTATTATTGTGAATGTTGTCACACCAGAAATACCGAAGTTTCGTTGAATTGCAGGAGTTCCTGACGGTGTTGGTGTCGGTGTCGGTGTTACGGTATTAATAATAGTTAAATTAACATTAACGGTAGCACAGGGATTGATAAACACACTTGGAGTAACCGTAGGTGTTGGTGTTACCGTTTTTGTTGGTGTAACTGTTGGTGTTACCGTTTTTGTTGGTGTTACTGTTGGTGTTACCGTTTTTGTTGGTGTTACTGTTGGTGTCGGACATGGTCCTACCGTCCAAATATTTTCATCAATATCCGGACAATTTGAAAAACAAGGTGTTTTTCCATTTAAAATACAATTACCAATTAAACTATCACTTAAACACCACGAAACCCCATTATAAAAAACAACACCTGATACACTACCAACATAATATTCCCTACCATTATAAGTCCCAAATGATGTATAATTACCACTATAATTAGTATATCCGTCTAAGTTCAATGATAGACAATAATTGTCAGGACAATCCGATATTACGGGTGTCGATGTAACTGATGGTGTAACAGTATTTGTGGGTACCGGTGTTGGTGTTTCACCGTAACAAGAACCATTATTAATAATTGTGACTGTTGCCGGTGCAATTATTGAATCATTACATGCACAAATATCATAAACCTGTTGGGGTCCAAGACTTATTGATTGCTCATTACCATAACAATCTGTAAAACTCACAAAGACAAATTCATCCGTATTTGTGTTTGTTAAATTATAAGAAATACACGTACAAAAAACAGAACTTGGTGTTACTGTATTTGTTGGTGTAACTGTTGGTGTTACCGTTTTTGTTGGTGTTACTGTTGGTGTTACTGTTGGTGTGGGTGTAGGTGTGGGTGTAGGTGTGGGTGTAGGTGTGGGACTTACAACACTAACACAGGCCGAACAACCAGTATAAGGACCATTCGTCGATATTGAACTATAAACCGTACCGATTCCCGAATATGTAACAACTGTTGCACATCCATTGAAACCGTCAGTTTGAACATTATATGTATCACCAGTATTTAATGTGCTGCCAGTAACATCTTTTAAAACAAAAACTTCAAATGGTGATGAACACCCACTCATTTGATATACAGGAGAACAAGGTGTTTCACCTATACAGGCCGAACAACCAGTATATGATACAATCCCATTTAATTGATATTGTGTTCCAACACCTGAAAAAGGTACAACTTGTGCACATTCACTTGAGCTATCTATAAAGATGTTTAATGTTGTTGTTCCTGCACTTAAATTAATTATATTTCCGCCACTACCACTTGTGGTTCCTGTGTAATACGCTTGGTAAACTTCATGCGGCTCACAACATCCCGAAAATTGTCGATTTACATTTATGTCAAAAAATAAATCGTAATTAGAATTTAACAATAAAGTACCTACGGTACCTGTCGGTCCAGAAACATTAACCGAATAATATACCGTTAATCCACTATAATTCTTATTAAAACTATTTACCGTGTATGATGTGTTAACAGCACCACCGGATATTGTCATCGTAATGGTTTCACCAGACAATAAATAATTGATAAGTGCGTCATAACTTATTGAATTATTAACAACTGAAATCCAACTATTTTGGTTAAATGTTACTAAATTTACACCGCCTGAGTTTGCGTCATTGGTTGTAAAGTAACCATTGGTTAAATAAGCCGTCGACCCACTATATTTATAATTTCTAAACATCTATCCTAATAAATAATCAGTAATTTATTTTTTACGATTCTTTTCTTAAATTACCATCATAAAAATCAAAACGATTATGTTCGGTTGGTGTTAATAATAATATACCAGGTTTTATATTTCCCTTAATAGTCTCTTGAAACGCGTATGACATTAGTGTCTGTTCGAAAGGATGTGACCATTTTGTTTCAAGATAACAACGATAATTACCTTCTTTTGTTAGAATTATTGGCCAATTGGATAGGTAAACTTCACCACTAATATATGGTAACCCTTTATGAATACTAATGTTTTTGAACATCGTTTTAGGAGCATTAGGGTCAAATCCGATTTTTGGTAAATTAGAGTAATCGGGCCAATGTTTACTTCTAAAATCTTGTGGTACATTATACCATGAAAATTGAGTTTCATTGGAACCGTAAAATTCGGTGAACGATAGTTTCAAAAAATCAAAATTTTCTTTCTTAATGATATCCAATGATTTTTGATATAGATTAGGTGTGTATCGATTAAACCCGTTTTTACAAACTTCACCTTTTTTATTATAAAATGCCATATCATCTTCAAACCAAAAATAAAAATCTAAATCGGTTTCATTAAAATGCTCAGCAACAAATACCCTACCACCAACAATACCAATGTTATCTTTCTTTATGTGTTCAAATCCATATTTTTCACAAAGTTCAAGATATCTTGGTGTTGTTGACAAATCAGTCGAATTGTCCAACAAATATTTTTTAGGTTTATTAATAAAATCTTCATCATAATCTAACATCGATTGAATCAATACTTCAAACTGTTTCGGACTATTAAAGGTTATAACATATAAACCCACTTTATCTGTGTTAAGATTTTTACTTATGTTTTTCTTTGATTTGTTTTTAACAACGACAGTATTATTTTTAACATCTTCACAGAATTTACCTATCAACCCATTCCCATCAATTTCAACATAATCAATCAAATCAGGATGTCGATACATTAAAATACTAAATAAAGATTCTTCAGTACCCATGTAACCATCATTTATTGATGAATATAATAGGTCGTGATATAAGACATTGATTTCAGATATACTATCTTTGTTACCACCAAAAATACCACCTCTACAAACCAATTTAACATCATCACCAGCATATTCATTTATCTTAGGATATGAAAATCCATGTATTTCTGTTTCCGCATCGTAGGGAAACGCAATAAATCCAAAATTTTTAAAAATATTTGGAAATTTGTTTTGGATTTTATCGTGTGTAAAATACCCCGAATGTACCGTATTTGTTATTCCAGCATCAACCCAAAAAAGATGTGTCGAGTTAAATTTATCTAAAATTTTGGCATCGTGTAATAAAAACACTTTGGACATTACCAAAGGGTTATACATTTCTAAAGAACCTTGTGTCGAGTCTTTTAACCATGACGATTGGTTATACCAATCAGAATTATTTCTAATTTGTTGTATTTTATCAAAAGGGACCGTTTGTTTAAACCAATCTATGTCTCTAAGAATAAATTGAGTATTATCAGATGTTCTTCGTTCCCAAACAAAATTTTCAAGATTTTTATCACCAAAAATTATTAAATTTGTATCTATTTTTAATAATTCCGATAATCTTTCAAGATAATGGTTAAAACTTCTATTCCAACCTTGATTTAATTGGTCTCTTTTAATGTCCCAAAGTCCTGTAACTAACGTAATTAACATATTATTTATATTTACAAACCCAAACCGATTGTGAAAATAATTCTTGATTGTACGATTTTAGGTTATGTTTATTTACCGCATCTTTAATATCATCTTCAGTAATTTCACACCAATTCCAAATTTTATTTTTAATTTCATTTTCGTAAACTTCTCGGGAAGTTGAAAAATCATGTGCCATAATAAAATCACCTGATTTAATGTAGTCAGATAATAAGTTGAATTCTCCTATTTTCCAACCTCCATCACAAAGAACAATTGTTATTCCATCTGATTGTATAAAATCAATAACTTCTTGTTTTGCGGAAGTCCAATCTGAACTAAAAATATTTTCAACTCTCACATCGATACCCTTATCAATCATTTCAGAATACCAAGGTCTTCCATTAATATCGTAAGATAAAATTTTAGTATCCAAATCCAATTCCTTACAAATCAAAAATAAAAATTCGGTAAAACCACCCAATGCTGTTCCAATTTCTAAAATTTGTTTAGGTTTTACTTCTTTTATAAAATCATAAAACACTTGGTATACATTATGGCTTTGTTGTGCCGTATGACCATTATAAGCGGATAAACTGTCATCGTTCTCCAAATCCGTAAACTTGGTTATTCTATCTTTTATATTCATGTTTAAAATCTTACATGTAAATTACCCGCCTTGTCATGAAATTCAAAACAACTTGATATAAACCCTCTAAAACTATCCCAGTCCCAATTCATTTCAGCATCTAATGCTGAAACACCAATATCAAAACCATCAGGGTAATTTCTAATATTATTATGTACTGAGTACCATAAAAACTCCTCCCATCTCCTAACAAAGTATCTAAATTTCCAATTGTTTCTAAAAACCATAAATTGTTCATTTACAACGTGAGCATTGTCCCATTTAGTATGTTCAAATACGTGATAATCATGAAGTTTTCTGTCAAAAAAACAATTAGACATATCTTTTTTATGTCCACCAATTAACGCAGGTCTCTCAAATAAAAAATCTAAATTATTTTCTTCCATGTGATTAAATAACTTAAAAAGTTTATCCTCACTAAAATTTTCTGTCATTCTCCAATCGGCATCATTGTATATGATATAATCATAACCTTTGTCTAAACAATACTTTAAAGACAATACTTTTAAATTTAGGAAAAAAGAAAATCCTGCACCACCATCATCATATCTATCTAACTTGAATATATCCAAGTTAACTTTTGGCCCAACCTCACAAATTTCGTTAGTTGTTATATTAAAATCGGCAGAACATTTATCACTATACTTTGTATAACATTCGGATGCATTTTTCACATACGAATCACCAACTGCCAATGTAGTAAAAATATATTTCATTACGCTTCTACAATTTTTTCTAAGAAATTCAGGGTATAATCAAAATCGTAATACTCAGGTAATTTATTATCAACAAAAATTGGTGATTCGATATATTTCCTGTAAAGAGTTTGATTATTATCTATTTCTTTAATTAAAGATAAAAAACTATCTAAATCAGTAAAGTCGTGTAGATTTATAAAACTGTCAGGATTAAACCCTTCTTCTAAAATAAATTTATTACCAAAAAAGATAGGTATGGCCCCACTGAAAAGTGCATGATATAATTTTTCTTGTAAGATATAATCGGTATTGGTATAATGTATGGAAATATTAAATTTATAATTTTGAAAAAAACCTATTTTTTCCCTATAAGTTAAACCGTCGTTCCTACCAATATAAACGGGATTCATCCATTGATATTTGTTTAACTCTTCTTCCCTTGATATATTTTGTTTCCAAGGGCCAGATGATGTCACCTCTTTATACTCATTTAACTTATTAAACACCAACGCTCTAAAATCATTGTGAGACGCTTGTGTAATTGAACAGAATTTTTTATTTCTGTTTGAAATCTCATCATATTTTCTTTTTTCAGTTAACCAATTTAAAGGGCTATCAACTAATCTTGATTCATCATACAACGTCCAAACATCAAATACACCCGACGGTTGTCTCAAATACCTTTCGTGTTCAAATTTGTTATACCCAATTGACCATTGATTTTCATTATTATTTAATGGAGATAAAAAATCTGCAACCTCGCCAGAAACATATAAAAATTTTTTATTCTTATCGTCTTGACTAAAATTTGTAGGTAAATATTTAGTATAAGTATCAATTTCATTTACATTACAATTTAAATCGGAATGTATTACAATGTCGGGATTTATAGGGTCAACAATAACATTGTATTTTTTAGATAGTATGAATTTAAAATAATTCATCCAACTATGTTGTCCGTGATTTGGAAACCCTTGTCTTGTTATTCTTATAGTTTTCATTTAAAAAAATCTAATAATTTAATCGTTTCATCGTTATATCCACCATTATCATGTACAAATATTGGTTTTGTTGTTTTAAAAGAAACAACACCATCATTTATTAATACATCTTCTTTAGCCAAATACGTGTTTAATACCAATCTATTTTTGTAATCAATTTCAATACCGTCAGTTAGTAGATATTCTATTTGCCAATTACCTTGGTCACATAAACCAACCAATCCTCTTGACATAATTGTTTGAATGTGGTCAATAAATTGTTTTGGTTTAGCACAAAAAACACCGGCATTTAAAAACTTATATGGGGTATTAATGTTTTTTGAATCATACAAATAACTCCAATCCGTATTTGGCCAATTATTTCTTTCACCACCAAATAATATATCACAATTATATTCCCCCATTATTTGGGGAATGGAATTAATGTTACCAACATACCCAACATCAGTAGCGTCAAGTAAAATAAAATAATCGTATTTGTTTAGTATTTCCGACTCAATAAAAGATACTAATTTTTTAATTCTAAAATATGTGAATTTAAAATAATAACTTTCGTTCTTAATTTCATCAGATTCACTGTAGTAATTAATCACATGGTAATTCTCTTTATTGAAATCTTGTAACAATTTTTCCTGAAATGTTGGGATAAAATGAGACGGATAATCAAATAATACCGTTACTATTGCAGTATTCATGTTATTTAGTTATTTCTAAATAAAAATTATTTATTAATTCTCCGTCAGAATTATAAGGTATACCTTCACCAAAGATTTTTATTGGGATGTCATTTTCCCAAAAAAAAGATAATTCATTACCTTTGTTATATTTTAAAATCTCATCGCTTCTCACATCTCTCTCAATCCATGAAAATTTGGGATAAACAACCAAAGTATCATCAACAACATCAAAAAAATGTTTGTGGTGTGCATTTCCTCGGTAGGTATTTTGATATAAAAATGAAAACTCGTCATATTTTGAAGGGATTGCAACAAACCCTGAAACAGAAATTAATTTTAATAAGTTAATTAATTCCAATGGATTAAAAACATCTTCCAATGTGTGAGAACAAATTGAAAAATTAAACTTTCCATTTTTTTCGACATATTCCAACAATTCGTTCCATGTGTTTTTATTTTCTAAATTGATGTTAAAAAATGTTGTTCCTTCGTTAGAAATGACTAAAGAGTCTGCAACAAATTTACATTCAGGGTACGACCAATACATTGCAGAAGCCCCAACATCAATTGTTTTATACCCTTTATCTTGAATGTAAGATTTAACAAAATCTCTTTTACCACCAATACTATTATAATCCCAATTACTTATCATAATTTATAAAAAAACAACACCAGTTCCTGAACCGTGACCAATGTTGGAAATATCTAATTTATCTTCACTTATATTTTCCCAAAAACATTTCATATCATTATTTAAATGAATGTCATCTAAAATCAAAACACCTGAATAATTTATGCTTTTTAAATAGTTTAGAAACTCCAATTCAAAACATCCATCATGAAATGTATCCAATAAAATAATTTTTGAAGACAATAATATAGTGTCGTATTGACCACTTATTACGTTATCAATTATAAATTCCGTGTTTTCAGGTATTGTAATCAATTCTAATTGATATGATAAGTTAAATGAAAACACTTTGTTTTGTTTGTTTGTTGACAAAGCAATCGCCGATGAACCTTTTAGGGTCCCAACATCAACAAATGTCTCACCATTAAAGCTATTTGAAATATAGGTCAATAACCTATAATGTTCTTTTGAAGACTTATCCACATAATAATTTTGATATTCTTCATTATCTATAATTTGGTATTGATTCATATCCAAATTATCCAGAATATCATTTGATATGTTTTTAAAAAAATCTTTCATAATTAACTAACAACATTGTGATTATAAATTACCGGTCAATCTATCACACCATCCCTTAGATTTACTAAACGGCCATACAACCCAATATTTTGGAGATTTTACGGTTTGGAATTCTCTCCATACTTTACAATATCCATCAGGGTCTTTTAACATTCTGTTTATTTCATTAATATCGGCATCTTGCCTATGTAACGTTTCATCGTTTTCACCATGAAATGCAACAACCCAAAATTCATAATCGCTTTCAGGTACTTGTGAATATTGTATATCAATACAATGTTTAAATATTTGTGAAAAACTATTTAACCAATCATTTTCATTGTCATAATTAAAAGTATTGGGTGGATATTCTTTTCTAATAGTCTGCTCTTGGATAGCTCTCTTTTCAAATAAAATCCCTGAATATTTTTCATAATCCCTAACAGTTCTAACATTCCCAAAACCATATATCTCATCATGTCCTTCCTGTTCTAACCCATCCATACCGAATAATTTTCTATAAACGAGATGTGATTGATTATTTTTATCTACCCAATCTTTATGGTCGTCCCAATGTTTGGTTCTACCTTTTCGTGTATATTCATGGTATACCAATACTTTGTGTGGGTGAAACAAGTCATAACCATGCGTATAAGCTCTAACGGCAATTGACATTTCTTCACCGTGAAAATACATATTTGGATTGTGTTGAACTTCTTTTGAAAATTCGCCCAAAGTAAAACAGAAGTGTGCTGAATAAAATCTAGATGGTACAGGTTCGTCGAGTTCTTGCCAATTTGGTATTGTCTCAGGAATAAAGAAGATGGGCCCTTCTGGAATAAATCGGTCAAAAGTCATTCTCCACGGTTCTTTGGTTCTACCAATTGGGTCACTATCAGGATTAAAGGCCGACACATATCCCGTTAATAATGGTTTTTTGTGTCCTTTTTTTTGTAATTTTTTAACCATCTGAATAAATTCGTAATCCCAATTTGGTTCAAATCTCATATGAGAATCTATCTGCATTGTGTACTTTTCACCATCGTATAATTGTTGAACTAAATTTCTTGCCCAGCAAACACCTTCCGCTTCTTCATGTGGGATATTTAATATTTTAAATCGACTGTCACCACTATACATTGATAAATCATCAAAACCATCTGATGGGTCGAATTGTCGAGCAATACCAAATACTAAATTTTTAGGGTTTTTAGCGTTTTCAATAATTGAATTAACAGTAGGAACTAATTGCGGGTCCCTATAACTAGCAATCTGTATGAATATTTTATTATTCGTCATATAATACAATAATCTAATAATTTAATTATTTTTGTGTATATTAATGACGACTAATATGGTAATTTTTATTGTCTTACACTATATATAAACCAATTAAAATTTATAATCAAATTATAATTAGGTTATACCTGTACAAACTAAATTTGAATCATATGTACATCCACTAGCGTCAACTATTGTTATTTTAACTTCAGGTGCTAAATTAAATAAACTTGGTAATGTTACGGCAGTTACTGTTGAAATTGTATTTACGTATGTTGTATTATTACCATAAACATCACTAACATATACATTGTATGGTGGTGTACCGCTTAATGAATTAAAAATTATATCACCCATATTATAAATAATAAGTATTCATTATACCATCAAAAGTACTTGAATTAAACGGTGCTCCGACTGCAAAATATTTAATATAATTTTGACCGTTAAATTCCGGTGTTCCATTGTTATTAATAGCACAGTTAAATATGAATAGGTTCGGTAATTGACCAATCTGTGCCGGTGTTACCGAACGAACCAATGAACCATTTTGATATTGATATACGGTTCCACCACTTAATGTTACTTGTAATCTTGCGGCTTGTAATAATGTTCCGGCAGATAATGTTGGGAAATCAGAATTGTTAGATTGATGGGTCCACATACCTGAACCTGTAATTAAGGAAACTTGATTTATTGAGCTTGAACCTGTGTACGCACCATATACAGTTCCACCTGATGATGGACCAACCAAATTATCATAACCAACACATATTGTGTTTGCCGTAGATGTAAATCCGGTTCCATTAGTTGATAGGTTAAAGTTTGTATTAACATACCCTGTATTACCAATTTCGGACCTAACACCATAAGTTGAATTGTATTGTATATTAACGAGTGTTACATTTGTCGTAGATGATGGGTTCTTCCAGTTTATTCTAGCGAATTTATATCCTTCAAAAGCGTCATTTGTATAAACATAGAATCGGTCAAGTGAGTTCCAAATGCCTGAAGATTTTAAACTAGCTACAATTTGATTTTGTTTAACCTGAATTGTTCTTGTTGGTATTGGCATGAATGATTTCGCAGCAAAGTTAAGAACTTCCAAATACTCAGGTTCAAAACTTGACATTGATGTTAAATATGTATTGATGATTCCATCGAATGTAACAGCATTAAACGGAGCACCGACAGCGAAATATTTAACATAATTTCGACCGTTATAGAAAACATTATTACCAAAAGTTTCTCTAAGAGCACAATTTAATATCGATGTGTTAGCCAATGCTGGCGATGAAACATTTACCTGTCGTATAAGGTCCGAGTTCTGATATTGGTAAACAGTACCACCCGTTAATGTTGATTGTAATCTTCCAATTTGTGATAATCTGAATTCCGGTAAATCAGGGAATGTGTTACCATCACTTTCATGTCTCCAAGTACCTAATTTCGGAATTAAAACCAATTGGTCACCAGTTCCTGACGCGGTTCTGGAACCATAAACAGTTCCACCTGATAATGGTTCCAAGACCGTATTATCATAACCAACACATATTGTATTTGCGGAAATTGTGAAATTAACACCGTTCGTTACAGGATTATAATTTGTATCGACGTAGCCTGTACTTCCATTATTCGCAAAACCAAATGTATTCGTATAAGTCGGACTATTTGTCGTACCAATTGCGGTACTTTGTGTCGGATTTTTCCAGTTAATACCAGCAAACTGAAAACCATTAGGGATGTCGTTAATGTAAACAAACAAACGGTCCAAAGAATCCCAAATGCCAGCATTTTTTAAATCAATAATTAATTGATTCTGAATTGTCTGAGCAGAAAGACTCGGTAATGTCATACCAAAAGATTTTGCATAATTCAAGATATCGACGTATTCAATTTCAAAATCCGTAAATGATGACAAATAATTTTTGATAATATTGTCGAAAATTACCGGATTATATGAACCACCAATCACAAAGTATTTAATACTATTTTTACCGTTAAACTGTGGTTCACCACCATTACTTATCGCTCCAAGATATGTCTCAGATTCAGACAACGACCCTGGTGATAGTCCTGTTACTTGACGAATTAGATTACCATTTTGATATTGTGTTACGGTTCCACCTGTTTTATTAACTTGCAAACGGCTTATTTGAAATAGCTCACCGCTCGAAAGATTTGGAAACGTAGTTTGAGTTCCAAAATGTCTCCATACACCGGCATTAGGTATCAATGTTAATTGTCTTGTATCATCAGATGAACTTCTAGAACCGTAAGCAGCACCACCCGAAGCAGAATCACCACCAAATATATTATCATATCCAACACTAATACTGTTATTATTGAATTGAAAATTAAAACCATCTTCTGACGGAATAAATTGGGTGTCAACCCATGAGTTAAAACCATCACTTCTCCATCCATATGTATTATCATAATCCGGACCATTCACACCAAACGAATTATCAGATGGTGATGGATTTTTCCAGTTAATATTTGCAAACTCAAAACCATTAGGAATGTCATTGACAAAGACGAACAAACGGTCCAAAGAGTTCCATATGTTGTTTGTTTTCAAATCAATAACCAATTGATTTTGTGCAATTTTTTGTGAACGAGATGGTAATAGTGAACCTATCGATGTTGCATAATTCAAAACG